TCATCCGATTTTCCTCTTCAAGATCGTCAACACAGGGCCTCTAGAGTCCGTTGTTGATACCATGTTCGCAGCCTCAATCAGCTTGCCCAGCTCTGCACCGGAGTAATGACTGGTGATGCTGCCGTTCTTGTGCCCGAGCAGTGATTTCCGATCTTCCTCAGTAACGCCTGCTGCCCGCAGCCGTCGACCGAAGGTGTGCTTCAAATCGTGAATCCTGATCGAGGCATATCCAGGGTGAGCGGGGCGAAGGTTTTCCTCCTGCCAGAGTTTCGCCGCTCTCACCCGTGCCTTCTTCCATGCCGAATCGTTCATCCTGTGCATCGCGGTGCCGTTGTATGGGAATACCCATTCCTTGCTGATCCCGCGCTGCCTTTCAATGATCGACTTGGCCACGTTGTTCAGCACCACCAGGCGCTCGTCGCCATTCTTTACGCCCGATCGGGCGTGTCTCCCGCCGAAGTCAGCGGGGATCAGGAAAACACTGCTTCCCAGTTCCGGCACCGATATCTCCCAATCCCACCTCAGCTTGCACACTTCTTGCTCCCGGCAGCCTGTGTTTACCTTGAACAGGGCCATCGTTTGCAGGTGGCCCGGTAACTCGTTGAAGAGGATCGATTGCTCTTCCCACGACATGGGGTAGGGCTTGCGGCTCGACTTCTTCTCTTCGAGCTTCCTCAGCATGGGCACACTGTCCAGCCATGGCCGGCGATCCTCGTCTCGCCACTTCCTGGCGCAGAGCGTCAAAACCCGCACAGCGCGCTCGATGGCGATGTTGATCGTTCGATTGCTCACGGCCTTTTCGATCGTGCCGTCATCTCGGACCTTCTCTGTCTGCCGGTCCTTGATGAACGGCTCCAGTGCCTGGTCGTCAATATGCGTAAGCGGCAGGTGGCCCAGGTACGGGTGAAGCTGCTTCATGCACAAGGCGGTCAGGTGTATCGAGGGCTGATCCTTGACCTCAAGGAGGTAGCGCATCGCTGCCTCCTCCCAAGTGCGCACTTGCCGAACGCCGTATACCTTCCTTTGACGCAGCTGCTCGAGCTTGTGAATCAGGTACTGCTCTGCTTCTTCCCGGTCACCAGTTCCAGTACTCTCTCGAATTCGCTCCCCTTTGTAGACTTTGTCGATTTGCCAGACACCGCCCTTCTCATAGAGGCCGGTGATCGTTTTTCGCGCCATGTATCATCTCCTCGGCGCTCGCTGCGGGGCCGATTGTTGTCCTGTCCGGTGGCTTTTTCAATTGCCTTGGCTTCGATGTAGGCATCTGCCCACTCGTCGAGCTCCTGGCGGTCGAAGGCCACGCCCTGTTTGCCAATCGGAAACTCGCGCACGTTCGGCCTGACCGTTTTGTTGAATTCATCCCGGCACATGCCGAGGTACCCAGGCGCATCGCCGAACCGGATGAACCGCGGCTGAATGCTTGAGGGCTTCGCTGCTGTGGCATTAGCCATGTGTGTCTCCACGCCGCCGGTGGCGGCAGGTTGGTGGTCAGGGCTTGGCCGGGAACCACTCGGTTTCGTACTCGAACTGGCTGACCAGCTCGACTGACATATGAGGAACCTCTCGCTCGAAGCGAAGCGTTCCATAGTGGTGTTCAGTGAACCGCTGCGCCTCCTTGATGAATCGCTCTTTGAAGATGCGCAGCAGGTGATCGGCCGCCTTCTCGAAGTCTTCCTCGCGGTAATTGCCTTCGGCGAGACCGCCGCGGCAGACCCGCCACACGCAGCGTTTCGGCTGGGCCTCGGCCGCCTGGATCTTCAGGGCTATCTGGTCGCGGGCGTAGCGCAGCTGATCCAGGGTCAGGGTTTCCACCCACTGGTCAGTGCCGATCCGCATGGTGTGGCCGTGCTCGCACTTTATTTCGGGCATGGGGTCATCCTCGCCCGCGCATGTCGGCGGGCTTGAGTAGTAGGGGGATGGGTTACTCGCTGTACTGCTTGCGGATTCGGCGGGCGATGGCTCGAAGCTCCCAGTCCATCTCGAACATGTCATTGTTGTCTCTGCGCGAGACGACCGGAGAGCGGGTGACGTTTCGGCCGCCAAGGATCCAAGCGGCCAGCAGGATCAATGCCGATTCGAACTGGCGCCGGAGCCAGCCTTTGCGCGGGATCATCGCGGCCCCCTGTAGATCAGGTAGGCCATGTACATCAGGGGCAGGATCATAGAAGGTGTGCTCCTGCTTCAAGAAGGCCGTCGCGGTCCTCAGTCACTCGTGCGAGAGAGCTGGTGAGGTGCTCGATTTCCAGAATGAGGTTGAGCACCACCGCAGGCTGAGCAGCCACCACAAAGGCGGCATCCGGCACGTTCACGAAGGTGGCCAGCGATTTGCTCTGATCCGCCACCGGGCAAACCTGATTGCCGTCTCGCTCCCACTCGCCCTTGGTGGCTGCGCGGGCCAACTGCTTGAGTCGTTCTTTGTTCACAGCTCATACCTCTCATCAATCCAGCGGCCAGGCGCCATAGCGGGTGTAGGTTCGGGTTGGGTTTCGTGCGGGGAGAGCTGGCGCTCGCTGCCGGCCTGCAGTTGGCTGTCGGGGATGCAGCTGATGCCGCCAGGACCGCCGTCGAAGTACACGTAGCAGGTCACCCCTCGCTGGTCATCGTGAACTCTGTTCACACCCGTTTTTATGTTGGTGGATTTCTCGATTTGTACTGATTGGGCTGCGCTGGCGCCGGTGGCCAGCAGCAGGAGGCAGAGGGCGAGGCGGGTCATTTGCGCAGGCCCTCGTCCGGGTCCAGCCCGTAACGCCGACACAGCGCTTGGGCTACGCCTGAGCCGCAGACAAAGGCGTCCATCATGAGTACCCAGCGCGGGGTCTTTTGCCTGCTTGTTCCGCTGACGCACCGAACCGCAGTACCGATGAGGTCATCTTCCGTGTATTCGCAACCCGCCAGGGTGATGGTCCGGCTCTGGCCCTTGAGCCGTTCAATTTCCGCCTGAAGCTCGGCAACTTGGCCGTGTTCGCATTCGTCGCTTCGGTCGTCGATCAGCTTCAGCCCGACCATTTCGTCGTCGCGCCAACCACCGTAATCGTGGTCGTACCGCTCGCAACAGAAGCCTTCGTCGCCGTCGCGGGTCGGGATCGTGTAGCTGTCGAAAGGACCACCATAGGTCGGCACCATCCCGCCATCTGGGTGCTCGATCCACATGAAGAACTTGCGGCCTGTTATCGGGCATTCGTCCGGGCACCACCGTGCCGCCGTTTGTGCGCTGGGCATACGGATTCCTTGGCCGCCATATCGCGGCAGTGAATAGAGGTGAGAGGGAGTTACTTGACCGGCCAGCCGAGCGGCATGCCGTCCTTGCGAACCAAGTGCGCTGGCAGTTCTTCCTGCATGCACATCGGCTTGGTGTAAGGCCTTCCGCACGCATGGCAGCCGCTCGGCATCCCACGACAGACGGCGTGCAAAACAGGGAAGCCGCTGTTGCAGCGGTCTTCTTCCTTGTTGTATTCGGAGCAGGGGTCATTTTCAGACATGTGTTCGCCCTTGCCGCCCACAGAGCAGCGCCAGTGAATAGAGGGGAGAGGGGTTACAGCGGGGTGGAGTACAGATGTGCTCTATCAGGCTTTCATCGTTTCGCTGGCCGCTTCGAGTTCGGCGGTGGCTCGCTGGCGCCAATCTGCGCCATGTTTCAGGTAGTGCCCGAGAAGCCAGTGGATCACGACGGCCTGCTCATCCTCGGACTTAGGGGCGATGGTGATCCCCATGACCCTAAGTGCCTTGGCGACGTGGTGGCAGGTGAAATTTGGGCGCCCGAGAATTTCGCGAAGATCGCTGGTCAGCTCTGGAATTATTGGGGCACTCCGTTCGGCCAGCTTGGCGTGCAGCTCCGAGTTCTCAGCCCGAATACATTCATCCTGGATCGCTGCGTCATCGTGCATCGTCAGTGCCAGCTGCAGCTCTGCGATCTCCAGCTGGAGCTGATCAATGTCGGCACTTTCGGTCATCGGCCCCAGCCCAACAATCGGCAGCCCAGTCTCCGCCGCATCCCTCTCTGCCTCTTCTTTGGTCCACCAGAAGGCAGTACCAACCATCCAGGCTATTGGCTCGGGGTGGGGCTGCGGGGCTGCCCGGTCCAGAGCGGCTTGAACTTCAGTCGACTGCTGGAACATCTGCGCTTTCGAGAAGCGCTCCTGCCAGGCCTGCAGCTTGTCGCGCGGTACGCTGACCATCTCGGTGTTGCTGGATCGGTTTTCTGTGGGCATGGGATACCTCAAGCTGAGCGTTCGAGTTGTTGTTGAAGGCGTTGGCCGATCCAGCGCACGACTGGGACGGCCTTACTGTTGCCAATGGCCTTGTAGCGTGGGCCGTCCGGGCACAAGCCTGCGACGCGCCCGCGATAGGGGATCAGGGTGTAGTCATCAGGGAATCCCTGAAGCCGTTCGCACTCGCGCGGAGTCAACCTGCGCACGGCTGACCCTGTAAGCACGTTGCGCTCTTGAGATCGACCTCCGTCGCCAGGTGCGGTGAGCGCGTAGGCGATGTCTCCGCCGACCTCCAAAGATCGACCGCCTTCTCGCCCTCTTTCTTGGAAAGCGATGCAGGGCAGACCTTGGCCTGGCTTGCCGCCGCCTGTTGATAGCGCGCCCACTAATTCGCCGTCACCGCCCTCCAAGCGGACCTCGCTTCGGCTGTTCTCGGCGAATGCGAGCACTGCATTCTCCTGGCGGCTGTTCCTCCCGAGTGCGAATGCCTGGTCGGTAAGGGTGCAAGGATCTTGCGTGCCGGTTACGACCAACATTCCGCTCTCCGCATCCTGCTGGGTAGCGCTGCCAGCCGCTTTGCCGTTGGCTTGTAGAGTTCCGCTTACAACGAAGGCCTCAGATTCAAAATCCATCCTTCCGCTCGCGCTTGCGCAAGCATTGCGCGCTGGCGCTACATCAATAGGGCCGGCGGTGTTGTTGCCGCCAAAGACGGTCAGTCGTCCATCTGCTGCGTCGTTCTCGTCGACGCCTCCAGTGCTTGCTGTAACTGTCCCGGCAAGGTCTTGCCCCTCGCCTCGGCGCGGCGGAGTATCCCGGCGCACGCCTTCGCGCTCAAAAAGTACTTCGAGTGGATCGAACCCTGCTCGAGCACTTGCGACAACGAACACACGACGGCGTCGTTGGGCCAGGCCGAAATATTGGGCATCCAGAATCCGCCATGCGACTGTTCGCGTGGGTCCATACACACAACCAGCGTCCTTCCATTTACCCCCTGGCGGTTGGAGTTCTTCGGATTCGCCCACCAGGGCACCGAGGAAGCAGCCAAACGCGTTGCCTTTGTCGGATAGGACGCCTGGGACGTTTTCCCAGAGACAGGTGGCCTCGGGCTGGCCGCGCTTTGTTCGAACATGGTCAATTGCATCGAGCAGCTCCACGTATTTGATGGTGAGGGCGCCGCGGGGATCGGCGAGGCCTTCGCGCATACCGGCCACGCTGAACGCCTGACAGGGTGTGCCGCCGACCAGGACATCGGGCGCCTGGATCTTGCCGGACAGCACCATGGCTGCCAGGCGGGTCATGTCGCCGTGGTTCGGCGTTTTCGGGTACCGGTAGGCCAATAACGCGCATGGAAAAGGCTCGATCTCGGCGTACCATTTTCGGCACTCCAGCCGAGCGGATGCCAAGCCTCGGTCGCAGCTTCAATGCCGCTGCAGACGCTTCCATACCTAATATTCATAAAGGTAACCTTAGAGAGTATCTTTGTTATACTTGTACTGCTAAAGGTGTAAGTGAGAAAAACTAATATGGACTACGAAAAGCTTCTCAAAATCTCTCCTTCCCACGTGTTGGTGGTGCGGGGCAGTAAGATAGAACAGCGAAAAGGACTGGACACAGATGTTTATATAGTGGACGAACTCGCCGCAGACCGGACTGTTGTGGCGAGTTATGAAATTAGAGAGAGCATGTCGATCTACCCTCCATTCAAAAGAAGCACTGTGTGGAAGCGAATTGATGGATAATAAGTTCGAAGCTTCAGGTGAGGTTAGATCGGTTGTTGTTCCCCTTTGGCTGCAGATGATGATTGCACTTGTCGCATTTTCTGCCATAGCTATGTTGATAAAGTATCTTTCGACTTTTGGCGTGCAGACCTCAAAGTCGCAAGAGGTCTGGGGGCAGTTTGGGGATTTTTTTGGGGGTATACTTAATCCGCTTTTGAGTAGTCTTACACTAGCTGCTGTGTTGGTTACGTTACGATTGCAGGCCAAAGAGCTAAGAGCTGCTCAGCTCGAGAGCCAGCGTGCGAATGAGCACCTAGAGAAGCAAGCGAACTACATCAGGACTCAGAATTTTGAGTCAGTCTTCTTTAGGCTACTTGATGTTCATATGAGCGCAAAAGCCAACGTCACCGTGGGTGAAATGTCGGGCAAGGCTGCATTCGAGCACCTGAAACGTGTCACATTTCCTGTTCTTCATGAGGTCAACAATCGCCAGAGAACTGCGGGTCTCGATGACAGAGCAGAGTGGTTAAATGATATTGGTCATGAAATTCGACGGTGCACAGGTGATTCACTGAATGTGTATTGTCGCGGTATGTATCAGCTTTTGAAATATGTGGATACCTATGAGGGGTTTTACTCTGAGGGCAGCGTCACTCAGGTAATTGAAAGTGAATTCAAGGAGCTCACTCCTAGCCAAAAGTTTCAGCAAAGGCGTGAGCAAGATAGGGCTTACAGGCCGATCTATTATGCGAAGCGCCAGTATGTGAACATGCTTCGAGCACAGTTAACTTCGCTAGAATTGACCGTGCTTTACTTGGTCTGCTTGACTGAGGAGTGTAGGGAATTAAAAAATCTTGCAGAAAAATACTCGCTTTTCAAAGGTGTACACTCATCTCAGCTTAAGCCGGGTTTCGGTAACGAATTCTATAGTTATCTGGCATTTGCTGATTATGAAGAGGTAAGTATCCGTGATGTTCGGATGCTTGATGCGTTGGGTGAGCGACTTTCAAGTAACAAGAAAAGATTCAAAAAGTCGTCGCCGCGGGCTCACGCGGCGACCTAAAACTCTTGTCTCAGGGCTTGCTGCACCGTCGCGATGATGCGGCAGAGGTGAGCCCAGTCAGGATTCGGCTCTCCGGCGTCAGGCGGCAAGATCCACCATTCGTCACCGAACACCCGGTGCATGAACTCGCGGTGGGCGCCTCCGCACTCATCGAGCGAGCTGGTGTGGCGCACATCTTCGGCCTCGTCGAGCAGGCTCCGGGCGTCTTCTGCGTCTAGGTCACGGTTACGCCGCATTTGCACGATCACCTTCCGCGCTTTGTCGGCCAGCGCTTCAGCGCTGAACCGGCGAGAGCTCAGCGAGCGGTCGAAGTAGCCGATGATGTAGGCATCATGCAGCTTGCAGAAGAACTGGCCGATGGTCAGGCCATCCCACATGCCGCCCCAGTAGGCGTGCCAGGTCTTGTCGAAGCAGCTGACGGTGATCTTGCCCTTGCAGGGTTCGAAGTCTTCGAGGTAGACGCTGATCGGGTCCAGGCCATCGGCGCCGGTTATCAGCAGCTTGGTGACGGTCGATGTCTCGACGTTCATGGCTTTCTCCATGCATGCGCCGCCCTCCGTGGCCGGGGCGACGCGAGTTGAATAAGGGCAGGTCGACGCGTAATATCGCCGACAAGGAATGCATCGAGTTTTGATGATGCATCAAGAGCACGGGCTAACAGCTCGTATGAAAGGATTGTTCTTCAGCGGTTTAAACGTCGCGTCGGCCCTAGTGACATTGATGGGAAACCCATGGCTTGGTGGTGAATCCCTAATCAGCAGCATTGATCTAGGAGTACTGATGATGATTACGATTGCAGCATTTGGGTGGGGCGGGGCGGCGCTGGGAGCGATCGATGTCCAATTGCGAAGAACGGGACGAGTAATACAGCTGCCGGACAGTTCCGCAGGGGGTTAAACTCCTCCCGCTCCCACCAATTTCAACTTGGTGTGATGACCTCATCACCCGGTTCTTTCTGAATCATCAGCATGCTCTTCCGATCAAAGGCCAGGGCCAGGCGTGGCGAGATGCTGATTACGTGCCGAGGCGGGGTGAGAAACTTCGCCGCGTGCAGTCTGCCCAGAGCGTGGATGCCGTGGATGAGCGCTTCCATCATCTGGCTGTAGGTGGCGTCGGCCCAGCCGCAGATGGCGCGTAGGTGCTGACCGGTTAGCTTCCTGGCTGACAGCCTCAGGCTTTCCGTGCGCGCCACATTCCGGTGAGCTTCGATTTCGTGGCGCGCGATCCTGAACAGCGCGTGATGCCCAAGCGCCTCGATGTGATGAATCATCAGCGTCAGCGCCTCGCCCTGTTCCTCGATCCCGGCCCACTCCATCAGCTCCAGCAGGGCCTGTTTAGTCCCTGGTCGAACCTTCAAACGCAGGTCTTCTTCCTGCAGGCGCTCGGCTTTCTCTCGTCGGCGCTTGTCGCGTTCTTGCGGCGTCATCGCCATACGGCAACTCCTTCAATCCGCTGGGCGGTAGGTTGAACTGCTCACGCCGCCTGTGCAGCTGGAGCGATCGGATGATTCTTCGGTTCATCGGTAAGCTCTATATCGCAGTCGTGCCAGCCCCCAAGCCACCAGGCGCTGTCGACTGTCATTTCGGGGTATGGCTGGGAGGCTCGGCATCGGCCAGCGGCTCGGGCGGTGCGGCCCTGGTAGTACGGAAGGGGGAAGACTTGCTTTCTCCTGCGTTGCATAGCTACCTCCTGGGTCGTTTACGTGGGAAGTCGATGTCGAACTTCTCAACGATGCGATTCAAGGTGGAATGGCCGATCTCGAGCTTGAGGACGGCGGCGTACCTCGACACTCCAACATCACGAAGTGCCCGAATGCGCTCGGCCAGCCTGGCATCGCGATCCTTAGTTTCTGGCGTTTCCGTGTGCTTGCCACGATTGCCTGGAAGGAACTTGAAGCCGTAGCGCTTGGCCATGTCCCACAGTGATGACTGGGACACATTCAGCTCTAGACTGGCCTCTCGGCAGGTCATGGTTTCGGCCATCTTCGCCACCATATCTGCGCGGGCCATGGCCATTTCCTGGCGCGTGCCGTTCTGGACGGGCGGTGGGCCTTTGCGTTTCTTGCGGCATGGTTCGGGGTGCTTGCGTTGCGGCAGCGGCTGGTAGGTGAAGCCCTCCAGCACGACGAGCTGGCCGCCAGACGCGAAGAAGGCCGCTTTTGCGGCCTCCAGGTCGATTGATGGGTTCACCCTTCACTCCTTTGCGCCTCGGTGAGGGCGGCGTTGAGGTCTGCGGTTTGGCTTTCGGCCGGTTTGATCGAGAAGAAGTCGCCAACAGCAGCCTGACCATTCTTGATGCTGTTGAACACGCTGCGCAAAGTGGCGATTTCCTCGGGCAGGATCTCGTCCAGGCTCTTGTTGAGGTAGGCGCGCAAGTGCTTCTCTGTTACGCCTTGCTGGGCGAATGCGTCGACCAGCGCGCGTACACGGTCGGCGAGCGGAAGACTGGTATCGCCAGCCAGAGTCTTGCGGCACTGCAATACCGCCGCCTCGACCAGATCCGGGGGCAGGATGGCTAGCAGGCGCGCCCGCAGTCGACGCCCGCCCATGTTGGCGGTGATCTCGTAGATGTCGCGCTCTTCAGTCAGGGCCTGACCTCCGCCGCGCTTGTCACGGATGTGGCGAACAGTGAATTTCTGCGACGAGTAAGTGTTCGTCTCCAGGTCCCAGGCATAGGCCTCCATCTCACTGTTGCCTTGCTGGCGGCTCAGCTCGCGGATGCCGTACTCGATGTTGCCCCAGCACCTGGCCAGCTCTTCGGCAAGGCGGATAGAAGGGCCAGATACGGTTTGTCCGCCCCGCGGGTAGGCGTACTCGCCGGAAGCTGCCAGGCTTGGCCGGCTGCACGAGTTCATGATCTTGCTGTAGGCCAGAGCCTCATCACGCGGGAATCGCTTGGCCAGCAGGAGCTTGCCCTGGGCTTCGGTGACGGCCCGGCTCTGTTCGATGTTCACCGTGCCGTGGTTGACGTGCTCCGCCATGCCACGTGGGGCGAATGGGTTTACCTCTGTCATAGCTTGTCCTTCGCCCAGTAGGGCAGCGTGAGGGTTTCGATGGCCGGCCACTCGTTGTGTCGAAGGCAGTCGGCGTAGACTTCGATGTTGCGGTGATACTCGGTTCGGCCTGCGGCCTTGGCTTCGAAGTCCATAGTGAACAGGCGAACCGGGTACTTGCCGCATTCAATGCTGGTGCTCACGACCAGGAACACGAACGCGGCCGGCGCCTCGCCAAAGTGCGCTGCGTAGCCGTCGCTGTAGTAGCTGTCCTGAACGTGGTAGCGGTAGTCGTAGAAAGACCGGGCGAACTTGCTCATGTCGGCGGTCGTCTTGAGGTCCAGAATCCATCCAAGGCGCTCGATGGTCTTGTCTGGTCGGCAGCGGCACAGCACGCCCTCTCGATCGTCGTTCCAGTAGATGCTGGCCTCGGCGTCGCCCTGTGTCTCGAGCAGGAACCTGGCATGCGGGTGAGCCATGACGCTTTCGCGGATCAGGCCAATCTTCCTGCCGTCCTCTGCCGACAGGACGGTCTGGCCGGAGAGCGTGGATTCGAACTCTTCCCACTTTTCCTTGCCGGCCTTCGTGTTTCGCGGCGCATCAGCGGGCCCAACTGCGTACTCGGCAGCGTACCGTTCCGGCTCAAGCAGCAGGGCATGCACTGCGTCGCCCAGGTCCAGCGCCTTCTTCTTCTCGGGATCTTCCGGCGCCGCCTTGCTCCACTGGAACAAGGCCGGGGCCTTGGCGATCAGGTCTAGCTGCGACTTGGACACGCCTTCGCCGCCGTGGTACGCCTCATTGCTGAGGTCACGGTAATAGCCGGGTTGCATAGTGACTCCCGCGCCAGGGCGGCGCTGATGTGTTGGTTACGGAGCGATGTGTCCAGCCAGAGCGCTGGCCAGCATGAAGGCCGTGCAGGCGAAGAGGGCAGAGAAGGAGCCGCGCCAGATGACCAGGCGGCGAGCCCGCTGGTAGCGGGTCACTGGGCCGGCCTCACGGCTATCTGTCCGGCTTTGAGCGCAGCGACGATTTCTGGCCGCAGCTGCTGCACCGGAAGGTCGCGCGGCACGCCTGCGCCGATAATCGCCAGGCTTCGCTCGATCTGCTCGAGCTGTTCATCAATCAAGGACTTAACCGGTGCAGTGCTCATGCAGCCTCCTTGCGGCCATCAACAATCTTGTTGAGTCGCCCGCAGTAGTGGTTGAACTCTTCGATGGTGATGCGGCCGTCGGCCAGCATCTCGGTCAAAAGCTTGAGCACCATGGCCTGCCACTCGTTAGGGGTGGAGGGATCAGCCATTGCTTCAAGCTCTTGGTCTATCAGCACATGGGGGCTTTTCACTCTGCCTCCTCAGCCTGGGCCATCAGCCCATCCTTCACAAATGGCTGGAGGAGGGTGCGCGCTATCTCGCGCAGCACCGTGTCGGTGTTAGGTACCGCCATCAGCTCATCAGCCGCGCTCCGCGCCTCGCTGCCGATCTTGAAGTGGGCAGCCAGGACCAGCCTGCCCAGTACCGACTTGCTCGCACCCTGCAGCCCGAGCTGGCCCATGGCGAACTCGTCCACGGCCTCAGCAAACCGCTCCTGCGTAACGCCCTGCTTTGGGCGCATACGGCGCTGGAACACGTAGTCCGCGCCACGCATCAGCTGGTCGATGCCTTCCTCGACCCAGTGGCGCTCTACGCGCTCCTGCGGCGTTTCACTCACCTCAGGAGGCATGCGGTTGTCGTACTCAAACTGTGCTGCTCGAAGTGCTTGCATATTCGCCTCCAGGGCGTTGATGCGGCCGCATTGGCCAGACGCCAGGCGCGGGTGACCAAACCCACCGTGAAAGGTGGCCTGGTGCCTGCCAATGCGGTCGATGTGAAGGGAAGGGGTGATGCAGATGCCGGGCGCTACCCCGGCAGCTGGCTTGGCGTGGACCCATCCAGCGGCGCAATTCGTTTACCCTCAGAGCGAGGGCAGGGACGTCCACAGGTGCTTCGGTAACCGCGCCCTGAGCTGGGCGCTTCTCTGCATCGGGGTGTGATCTGACCGGCTCGGCGCCGGGGTCATTCTTTCGACTGAGCTTTACCTGGCCGCCGCTGGTGCTACCCCGGCAAACGGCTGACGGGCTGACCACTTCCAGTTGTGCGCAAGCCTGCGCATTCAGATCACACCCCGATGCAGCCTGCGATGGGGAGCAGGGCATCGGACCGTCTTTCCGGCTGTCAGGGAATCAGTGGAAGACGACAGCTACGAAAGGCGCCCCATCCCAGGTTTCGATCAAAGGTCGATAGTCGCAACCCTGCATCATCGCCACCGACATCAGCACCACATCACCCATCATGGGAACTCGCACGCTAACCAGTACTTTGCGCATCGTCTTGTCCTCCAGGGCGGTTGATTTCCCGTCTGGCCCTGTCGCCAAGGCCAGCCAGTGAAATCTGTTCTCTCTCAGGCCCCGGTCGCTCACCCGGTATCGCGCTTCCTGCATCTGTCGAGGCATGCGCGCCGCTTGGATGCCGCTCTATTGCGGCACACCTGATCGCACCAGAGCCCTGCGGGGATGGTGGCCTGCTATGCCTGCAGGCTCGGCGGTCTTGGTTGTTAAAGAGCGATCGGCTTGAGAGCCTCTGCAGTCCCTGGTTGGTAACTGCTTGAGTTGAAATTTAGCCCGGCGCTAAAGTTTCGTCAATAGCTCTGAGCTAAATTATTTTCGCTGGACGCAAAATTACCTCCCGCCCGAGAATTTTCCGACAGGGCTTTACCTATGATTTAGCAGTGAGATAAGCTCTCCAAAATCACTGTACGAATATACAGCTATCAGGGAGGGAAGAATGTCCAAGAAAAAGTCAGCGCCTCAGGAACGCCAAGAAATGACCGGCCTAGAGCGTCTCAGCCTGCGCGTGTCGTCGATGATCAATCACCCGTTAGCGCAGACGCAGCGCTGGGTGAATATTCACCGGCTCGATACGGATGGGGAGGCAGAGTGGGAGGAGGTGATGGGGCTGTTGGTCGAAACGCCAGAGCTGGATCTGACTTTCAACGACGATGAGAGCGTGACAGTTAGGTGGGAGCCGGTACCTATTGAGGATCTACCTATTGAGGCCGAGCACGAACCAGAAGAGGAACCTGCACCTTTCTGATGGAACAAAAAGCCCGGCGATTGGCCGGGCACTTGATCAGGCATGAATCATGTCTCTGTGATGAAAAGCCTGTGTAGCTCACCGTCTTTATATACAGGGCGCGCGCGGACTTTGAGGCTAGCGTGACTACCCATAGCCTGGGTGTATGCGTTGTTAGGAAAGGAGAGTGCGACGTCAGTTATCTTGCCGTGAACTGAGCTTGAGTGACCCTCGATCTGGACGCGGCACACGCCTGTGTCCACGCTGAGTGCGTAGATCCGGGAAATCACATAGTCACCAGGATCGCCAACTGAAACCTCGCCATTTGATCGAATGGCTAATGCCTCCGGCTCAGTAATTTCAACTGGATGTTCTGAGTCTGCGAACTGAGTGATTTGATCGCATGACTTACCAATTGGAGCCAAGGCGTTCCGCATGGGGGTTCTCGCAGCCTCAACCAAAAGCGGGAGAGTCGCCAGCAATTTCTCAGTAAGCCTTTCAGTTGAAAGGTGCGCGTTATCGTTCGCCTTGATCAAGCCATTCGCCATGACGTGATTGAGATCTGATGACTGCTTTGCTTGATCTTTGATGACCTCTACCAGCTCTTTCACGTCTGGGTTTCCCGATAGCGCTTTCTTGACGTAGGCCAGAACCTGAGAAGTCAACCAGTCAAATGCCTTCTTATAGACATCAGCAAAGGCAGGCATCTGGTGCGTGATGCCTGTAAGTATAACCAGTGTTTGTTCAAAAGATCCTTCTTTAGGAGGCGCTGAGAAGCACCTTATGTCGGACTGTTCACGTGAAGCTAGCACCTTCCCGTAAATGCAGTAGTGACTGATGAGCCTGTAGAGCCGGGATGCTCCGTCTACCGATTTTGCGTACTGGCCGGCATCGAGCAAGTGGCGGTTGGCGTCCAAGCCTTCGTACTTCATGTTCATGTGACCGGTGACGCCAGTCATCTCATTCCAGCCGACCATTGCACATCCTTGATTGCATCGTTATAGAAATCCGGCTGAGGCCTTGAAGCAAATTTCTCAAATCACACCGGCTGACCGTTCCACACGTAAAGCACCCGGGCCAGAATGTGGGTATCGTCCACCCGTATCTCTTCGGGGTCGTGATGCTTGTTGTCCGAGATCATCTTGAAGCGTTCCTTGCCTTTTTTCTGCAAGCGCTTCACATACAACATTTCGTCGTGGGAGAAGAGGTAGATTCCGTCACCTGTGAACTCGCGGATCGTGATGTCGACAAGCAGAGGGTCGCGATCCTTGATCGTTGGAGCCATCGATTGCCCCCAGCCGGTGATCATTTTGAGATGGTAATGCTCTTTGAACGTGACACCCATTTCACGCAGGTGGCGCGGACTGACCCGGATATCTTGGAGCATTTCAGGGTATTCGTGGGGGATCTGTCCGCCGCCCATAGCGGCCCGAACGTCGTAGTGCGCGATCCATACCTCGTCGCCAACTTGGCCGGGCCGGTTGAAATCACCTGTCATAAGGCCGGCTTCGCTAACTTCTGCTTCGACGGGTATTTCTGCTGCAGCTAGCAAGCGCTGCCGCGTCTCCTCTGGGATACCTTTGCCGCTTTTCGCCAGCATCTGTTTAACCAGATCCGCCGCTGAGAGCTTGCGGTCCGAGGCGTCGACCTGCGGCATAGGCTCATCGCCAGATGGCATCGAATCGAACCAGCCTCTAGGCAAGCCTTCAATCCTCTCAATCCTCCGAGCGACATCATCGCCTAGGTTCTTTGCCGTCTTGTCAGAAAGGATCTGACTGAGATGCGCAGGGGCCATCCCCCAGCGCTCCGCGCAGGATCCCTTTCTCTGGGTGCCAATCAGCTTCACCAGGTTGTGCTTGCGAATTTCGTAGATATCCATGACGCGAAGAATGCCAGCGTTTAGCTCGCTGCTAAATGTGCGCAAGGCTAAATTCTCCTTGATATGAAATTAGCCATAAGCTAAATTCCGCCCTATGTTTAAGGAGAGCCCACATGAATGATCACCTCCGTGAATGGTTGGCCACCGCCTCCAACGATCGCCGGCGGCACGTAGCTGCTGAGGCGAAGACCACTGTTGGCCATCTCTGGCAGCTCGCAGGTGGTCATCGGAAGGCCTCTGTTGATCTTGCTGAGCGCCTGCAGGACGCATCCGGCGGCGAAATCACCATCGCCGGTCTGCGCCCAGACCTCATCCCGTTTGCACGCAAAGCGCTAAAGGGCGCGGCTTAATCAATTTCCATAGCAAGGAGCAATCCCCGCATGTACGCCAATCCCAAGCACCTGCATGACCGCGAGATCAAGGTCCGGGTCGATGAGGACACATTCAACTTGATACAGGCGTTGGCCGCGTATCACCGCACCCAGCGCGCCGTGCTGTGCCGCGAACTGCTGGAAGCGCAGCTGGCTGCGCTGGCTTCGGAGAATACCGGCGATCAAACCGCAGCCTGAAGGCCGCGAGGAGGCCCTATGCCGACCGAACAATTCGGTCTGGATCCGGGATCGATGGATTTGCTTGAGCGAGAGGCGCGGAAGCGGGGCATTACCCCGGAAGCGTTAGCAGCCGAGCTGATTGATCGAGAGCTGGCCAGCCGAACGAAACCTCGAAACGCGAGGGGGACGGTTACGCCGTTCCAGCGCAAGGCCTGAATAGGCCCTGATGAGCCCAACAGAAAAAACCGCGCATGCGCGGATTACTTACCTCGATTCAGTGCCCTTTAGGGCCGCACTTACAAGTAGCGGACCTGGCGGGCACAAAAAAGCCGACGGGCAAGGTCGGCGATTTCGTTACAGCAATTTGTGAGAGGAATCATGACAAACATCGTCCCACTTCGCAATACCGGGGGGTTCACCCGGATGGACAATCAGCTAATGGATGGCCTCATGGCCATCAACCTGTCAGCGCACGAAATGAAGGTAGTGCTATACGTGGCCAAGGCTACCCTGAACTTCAACGAGGGCGCCCAGCGTATCCCTGCTTCGGCCATTGCCAAAGCCACCCACATCCACCCCGACACCGTTTCTAAAGCGATCTCGGGCTTACTGCGTCGTCGCGTCCTGTTCCGCGACGGTGGTTCCCGTGGTGACATCGGTCTTTGCGACCCCAAAGAATGGATCTTCGTCGAACAGCCGAAACAGACCAAATCGTCTGACTCGGCCCAAATCATCCGAATCGGATCCGAGCCGAAACAGACCCAAACCGACGATTCCCTTCTCTATTCCAAGAAAGAAACCCCCTATGTAAATCTTCCTTCGGAAGATATTACATCTCCCCCCAAGGGCGAGCCGAAGCAGGCGAAGGCTGAGCGAAAAAAACCATTTGGCTTGGCCAAGCTGCTTGCCGACAACCCCCACGGCCTGGCTGAGCCGTTGCTTAACGATTGGCTTGCCCTGCGTAAGGCGAAGAAGGCAGCCGTCACCCAGACGGTGTGGGATTCCCTGAACGCCGAACTCGTCGCATGCGCCGCCCTGGGCATCGCCGCCAATGTCGCGATGACTGAGGCTCTGTCCGCTGGGTGGCAGGGCTTCAAGGCTTCATGGATCGCCAAGCGTCTCGCCGAGCAAGAGCCTAAAGCCGCTACCCAGTCCCGTCACCACGGGTTCGAAGACAAAGACTACACCGCCGGCTTGAAGCGCCGAGAGGACGGTAGCTATGCGCTCTGAAAAAGTTACGCCGATCAATCGGGCCAGCCTCGGTAACCGTGTCCAGCCCGCCGAATGCGAGAAACACGGAGCCTTTGAGCAGAAGGTGACCATGCTCATGGGTAAAGCCCTGCGGAGCCACTGCCCAGAGTGCACCCGGATAGCTAATGAGCAGCGTGAGGCAAAGGCCCAGGCCGAGCAGGCCGTCAACCTTCGCATGGCTCTATCTCGCAAACTCGGTGATTCGCTAATCCCCAAGCGCTTTGCTGATCGCTCGCTTGCGAACTATCTCGTCCAGAATAAGGGGCAGGCCGAGGCACTGCGCTTCTGTCGTCACTACGTGAAGACTTTCGATCAAATCGCCGAGACTGGTCGCTGCATGGTTCTGCTGGGCAAGCCTGGAACCGGAAAGACTCACCTGGGCGCCGGCATGGCCAACGACCTGATGCGTAACACCTCCCATTCGGCGGTGTACCGCACTGTCGGCTCAATCCTACAGGCCATCCGTGCCACCTACGACCGATCCAGCGAGGCGACTGAGGCAAGCATCCTGGCTAGCCTCATCGATCCATCCCTGCTGGTGCTGGATGAGGTGGGCGTTAGCAAGGAGCAGCCGAGCGACTTCGAGCTGACGAGCCTGTTTGCGATCATCAACGGTCGATACGAACAGGTGAAGCCCACGGTCGTGATATCGAACTTGGACGGACCTCAGCTCCCTATGGCCATGGGCGAACGCTGCGTCGACCGCCTGCGCGAAGGCGGGATGATCGTCGTTCCGTTCGAGTGGGATTCGTACCGCGGTAAGGAGGCGAGCCATGGCTGACAAAATAAGCGTCAACAGCACCACAAAGCTCTCCGAGGCCATCAGCAAGCTGACAAGCATGTTCCGCGACAAGAAGTTCGTAGTGGTCAGCCTGCGCCCAGGTAAGGAACGCACCCTAGACCAGAACGCACTGTGGTTTGCGTTCTACAAGCGCATCGCGGAGATGACCCAGATCGGTGACGCCGCTGACGCCCGGCGCTACTGCAAGCTGCACATCGGCGTGCAGATTTTGCTGAACGAAGACGCCGAATTCCAGCAGGCGTGGTACCGGGTCATGCGCCACCTACCGTACGAGGAGAAGCTGGCGATGATGGGCGAGTGCAAGCTGTTTGGCCCAGACGGTTTCCCGGTGACCAGCCTGTTCAATCGCGCCCAGGGCGTGGCCTACACCGACCGCATCCTGGCCGAGTTCACACCCAGGGGGGTGTTCTTCGGAGATCTAGTGGGCGAGGTGGCGGCATGAGCCATCAATTCAAACCGGGCGATCTGGCGCTGATCATTAATTCAGCGGCACCTGAAAACATTGGCAAGACCGTCCGGCTCGTCGAGTTCATTGCTGCCCACGGCACTCCTTTCATTCGCGAGGGCGTGAGATTCGGTCCTCGGGATATGGCTACCTGGATCGTGGAGACTCCCGACGGTTGCAAGACCCTCGTTGGTGGCTACATCCAGCGGACCATCATGGTCAGCTCTGGTCCGTGCCGGCAGAAATGGCTCATGCCTCTAGGCGGCGACTTCGAGCCTCAGCAGCAGAAAGCCAAGGAGGCCGAGCGATGCGCGTAGGTCAAGCCAAGCCGAAGAAATGCCGCGCCCCAGGCTGCGGCAAACCCTTCCATCCGACCATGACCACCCAGCGCGTATGCAGCCCAACATGTGCCCTGGCCATGGCCAAAGACCCGAAGCTCCAGAAGGTCGCGGCCAAGGCCATCACCAAGCAGAAGCGCCAGGACCTCCAGGAGCGCCGCGAGAAGCTCAAGACGAAGGGTGAGCACCTACGGGAGGCCCAAGCCGCGTTCAACGCCTACATCCGCGAGCGTGACCGTTTGGCGGGGTATGCCTGCATCTCCAGCGGGCGACCCCTGGACTGGAACGGTAATGCCGTAGATGCCGGGCACTATCGCAGCACCGGCGCCGCGCCGCACCTGCGCTTCGACGAGAACAACTGCCATGCACAAAGCAAACACGACAACCGCTACCTGTCCGGCAACGTGGCCGAGTATCGCTTAGGGCTGATCCAGCGCATCGGCCTGGCCGCAGTCGAAGCGCTGGAGGCCGACCAAGCCCCGCGCCGCTACACCATCGAAGACCTGCAGGACATCAAAGCCCTGTACCGCCAGAAACTTCGTGACCTCAAGAGGGCAGCAGCATGACCTGGACCATTAGCGACACGGCCTGGACATTGCTGCTGGCCATTGCCGTCACCTCGACCTGGTGCGTGATCTACGGCAACACCATTGCAAACCGGCTCAAAAAGGGGGAAGGCCCATGCAACTGAACAGCGCACGGCAGGCCTGGCATGACTGCTTTTACACCGCATGGGACAGCCAGGGAGCTTTTATAGAGCAACTGGGGATGCTGGGGGCGATGGTGCAAACCACTGAGCGTCAGCGGCACGCTGGCCACGCCGCTCATCAAGTCATCGCAGGACAGGTGCAAGCCTCTATCGGCGAACTGGCAGCGCATTTAAGAGCCTTTGGCAACTTCATGTACTCGCCACGGCTGGACGTGGACACCCAAGAAACGGCCGAAGAGTCAGTTTTCATTGTGGTGACGCAGAGAGCGCCGCGCATGACGGCCGCTAAGCGGGAGAAACTGGAGTACGTGGTCAAGGGCGTGATGGCGCGCTATCGATACATGCACCAAGGTGGCCAGTCCGCCAATAATGACCCGCTGGCATCGCCTGAGGGGTTCAGAGCTTGGCTAGATGCTCACTATGGTGTGAGGCTAGAGTCGTCGAACTGGGAGCGTGACTGGGGGGCTTTCATCAGTCTAGCGTTTGAGTGCTGTGAGGACATGGACAAGGAAGCATTGAGCCCGGTGGCAGCTGCAATTTACGAAATGCGTAGAGCCGCTTGAGGGCCTATTGCGTTCCCGTGCGGCTGGTGGCATGATTTCACCACTGTTAGAGTTTTGCCTTCGGCAAGCTCATTTAGAAACCGGCCAAAGCGCCGGTTTTTTTGTGCCCGCAGGAAAGCAAAAGCCCCGAACTAGTCGGGGCTTTGTCGTTTGTGCGGCGAGGAAAAAAGAGAGGGCGACTCCAGAGGGTGCAGCAACACCCAATGGAGACGCCAGATCGCAGATGTAGCCTGCAAGCCAGCCAAGGCCCTCACTGCTCGCGCGAGCGGGGCGGAGCCTAGCAGAAAATCACAAGGCTTTGCAGATGCTTAAAGATATCCGTTGCGGTAATTGCAAACGACTCCTCGCCCGAGCGGCGGGGATCAGCCAGCTCCAGATCAAGTGCTCCCGGTGTGGGACGTTGAATCATGTGAAGACCTTGAGTCTCGAGTTATCGTCATCGAGCGATAAAGAGAGCGACGTTGATCGCCTAACTACTCAGTCGAATAAGGTAATCATATGAATATTGTCACCACCCCAATTAAAAGTGCGGATGAGAATATCTGCGGGGCTGAATTTTCTGTCGTGAATAATGCAAGCGGTTCTGACTATGGAAGTGCGAGCCAGCGCCTGACATTTAATGCTTTTTCAGATGGTGCTAATGGTAGTTCAGCATCAGGCGTTTTTGCTTTTAATGCAGATGCGGTCAATGCTACAATCCAAATCGATTACGCGCTCTCCGCTGTGTTTTCTGTCTATGAATTTAAACAGGCGGTTATCGAAAAGCCGGATCCAGAGTCAGGCGAGACGTCGAGCGAGATTGTATATGAGGATAATGCTCAGGTTCACCTGATGGTGCTGCGCCAAGGTCAGCTTATTTTCAATAAACGGTATACACTCAAAACTGAAGGTGAAGATGGAAAGTTGATAAATACCAGTGAGCCAGGTATTTATTTTGGTGGTGGATTCTCAATCAATATGCCTATCGTTATGGGCGCTCCATATCTGGCTACATTGCACAGTTTGGATGCGCGCTCGGCGGTGATCCGTATTAGTGCATCAAGAACTTCTGTCAATGCATCTGTCAGGCTGACATTCCCGCTTGAGAACAAATCGACGAATTTCACAACTCGTGAGACTAAAGCCATTGATGCTGCATTGCGGCATAACGAAGGCAATACGGACTTCATGTATCTTGACGATAGAGGTTTCGTGACCGTGGGAGTTGGATTCATGCTGCCCAATGAACAAGCAGCGTTGGCTTATCCATTCTTTGATCTGGACGACAATCCAGCATCAGACGAGCAGAAACGTTCGGAATGGCGCACTATTCATTCACTCCCGTCTGGCTATCTTCCTTCTTGGTACTCAGAGCACGGAGATCTATATCTTGAAAGTGAATTTATCGATTCCAAAGTTGCGGAGTTGATCGATGACAGCTTTATGGCGCTGTCTCGCATTTTTCCTGATGTAGGACAGTTGCCATCAGCAGCTCGGATTGCTCTGCAGGATATGGTTTATAACTTGGGTGAAGAGGGTCTGCGAAGGTACACAAACTTGAGAGCTGCAATTGCGCGTCGTGATTGGCAGACAGCTGCCGCTGAATCTCATCGAATCGGTCCCAATGATGAAAGGAATAATGCAACTCGTGACCTTTTCTTGGAGGCGGGGCGAGGCGGCGATTTCTGAATCAATCTATCTTCAGCGACTAAGTAACATCTCTTTCCTTCCCTGGTTGGCTCCTTGAGCGATGCATTCAAGGCAATGCAGTGAACTGGTTTGGGCAGCGGCGGGGCTCTTTGTAGTCCCGGTCGCATCTCAGTCAGGTAAAGTGCTGATCACGGGAAGTGGATGTATATTTTATTCTGATTTTTCAATTGCTTCTAAATTCTCAGGGTTTGAATCGTATCTTGAATTCGTCTCTAACTCTTCGCCCCTTTCTCTGTTGTGCGAATTGTTAACAATTCAAGTAATGATTTTCGCCCAACATTTGCCATATCTCTTTTTCTGCAAGCTGGAGTCGAGCGAATGGATTTTTTTCACCGCCTGCTCGACAAGCTCGACTGGGCAATAGCGGGTCTAATGGGCGCCTTGGTTGCAACCCGCTGGCACAAAGAGGACCTCACAGATCGCAAGGCCTGGATTCTTTTCCTGCTCACAGGTATGGCTTGTGCCCACTACCTCACAGGGATGGTCAGCGCGTACTTCGGGATAGTTGAGCCCCGCAGCGTGGCAGGCGTCGGGTTTCTACTGGGCACCTTCGGCGGCTCACTCATTGCTGCCGTCACCCGCGCCATCAAGGCCGCTGATCTATGGTCTGTCATCAGGTCCAAGTTCGGAGGGCCAAACGGATGATTCTCGAATACGTCAACGCGCTGGCTGCCGGCGTGATCGCCCTGTGGGCATCCTGGGCAGTCCTGAGCGGAAGAGTGCGAGACGGGGTGATCGGCAAAATCCTTTACTCGATCATCGCCCTGAGCGGCTACGCCATTCTGGCCAGGTCGGACCGCATGTTTTTCACCCCGAACACCGCCGGCGTCACGATGCATGTGGCCCTGGCTCTGGCTGGGCTGCGGCACATGTTCGTCATCACCTACTGGCCGCGCGTGAAGCGCTGGATCTGTCGGCGCCTGGATTGTGACCTGTGCAAGCGGTCGAGCTGAACCGCACCACAAAATCGACATGCGCCGTTTCGTGGCGCTCAGATCCTGGTTGCGGCATTATGCAGTTTCAATACAGATATCTCAGGGAATGAGTCGTGAAGGAATTTTTTAAGTCGATCTGCATAGGATCCTTGCTCGTTATGACTACTGCCCATGCTGACGTGGGTCGTGAAGAAGAGCTGGATGAGGCGGTCCGTCAGTTCGCAGCAAAAGTGGAGGCCGTCTGGCAGCAGTGCCTTAAGAGACCAGATGTACGCACCACGAATGATAGCAATCGCTGTCTCGTAACGATGCTACGGGCGACTAACGATGCGGTTGAGCAGAAATATCTAGCCAAACTGGAAAAAGCTCGAGATATGGCTAAGCATCCAGATGGGTTTGCAACCTACGAGACGGTGCCGGGCCTCTTAGAGGAGTCTCAGGCTCAATGGAAGAAATACGTGAAAACTGATTGCGACGGTATAGGCGCAGAGAGCGCAGGCGGGACCGCCCGTTCCACCTTTGCACTCCGCTGTGAGTATCAACACGCTCTCCATCGCTTACGCGCACTGGACGCCTGGTTCTGAGTGCTCGAAGCCTCTTTCCACCCGCATCATAGGCATGTCGCCTGCACATCGATCTTTACCAATATCTGCGAAATGCCATCCTAAGAACGTTCAGGTGACCTATGAGCAGACCGATGCCGCCGGCCGCTCTGCTCGAATCACTGTGGCTGACACTGCGTCCCGCCCCTGAAGTGTGGGAGTGGATACAGCGCGAGATCCTCGCCACCACAGGCAGTATCCACAAGGAAGAGCACGCTCACCTTATCGACGCCAATATTGGCGTGCTGTGGGCATCCTCTGCCTTCAACCAGAAGGGTCGCTCAGTGCTTGGCCAGGCCGAGCAACTGATGATCCGCGCGGGTGGATGGCAGAAGGCACGCCAAGAGCAGCAGATGCGGGAGTGGTTCGGCGAAGAGCTCCAATTCCTCATCACCCTGGCGGCTGACTACTGCGCCCAATGCACCGACGCTGAGTTCTGCGCCCTGGTCGAACACGAGCTCTACCACATCGCCCAGGCGACTGATCAGTACGGTGCACCTAAATTCACTCAGGACGGCATGCCCAAGCTGGAGATGCGCGGGCACGACGTCGAGGAGTTCATCGGTGTGGTTCGCCGCTACGGTGCCAGCCAAGAAGTACAGCAGCTGATCGACGCTGCAAGCCGGCCGCCTGAGGTGGCCAAGATCAACATTTCGAGGGCCTGCGGAACCTGTCTGCTCAAGTTGGCCTGATGTGAGACAGGCATGAGACGGAATCCAATCTATGGCAGCCCTGAAAAACGATGTGAAAGCCTTCATCGTTCAGGCTTTGGCGTGCTTTGACACGCCCACCCAGGTCTCACAAGCCGTGAAGCAAGAATTCGACATCGATGTGACCCGCCAGCAGGTGGAGCAGCACGACCCGACCAAGCGCGCCGGGGCCAACCTGGCTGCCAAATGGCGAACCCTTTTTGAGGACACCCGCAAGCGCTTTCGCGAGGAGACGGCCGAGATCCCTATCGCTAACCGAGCGTTCCGACTGCGCGGCCTAGGGCGAATGGCGGAGAAGGCCGAGAACATGCGCAACCTGGCGCTGACGGCCCAGCTGTACGAGCAGGCCGCTAAGGAATGCGGCGATATGTACGTCAACCGCAAGCTCGAACCCGACAAGCCCCTGGGCTCCCAGGCGGACCAGCAGCACGCCGTTGCTGAGTACACGCTGGAGCCAGACGAGAATGTCCCGACTACCCCGCACCTATGACGCGCCGGTCAAGCTGACGCCGAAGCAGGCGAACATCTACGTTTGGGGCTTCCAGCCCGAGGCGCGCTTCCGTGATGCGGTGTGCGGGCGTCGATTCGGTAAGACCTTCCTCGGCAAGGCAGAGATGCGCCGCGCGGCCCGGCTGGCTGCGGAGTGGGGTGTGAGCGTCGAGGACGAAATCTGGTACGGCGCGCCGACGTTCAAGCAGGCCAAGCGGGTATTCTGGCGCAGGCTGAAGCAGGCCATTCCCGAAGCATGGCGCGCGGCCCGCCCCAACGAGACCGAATGCTCTATCACGCTCAAGTCCGGCCACATCATGCGCGTTGTCGGTCTCGACAACTACGACAACCTGCGGGGTTCAGGTCTGTTCTTCGTCCTGGTGGACGAGTGGGCCGACTGCCCGTGGGCGGCATGGGAAGAAGTGCTGCGTCCCATGCTCTCGACCTGCCAGTACACGATTCCCGAGTCCGGCGAATCGAGGAAGGGCGGCCACGCGCTGAGGATCGGCACTCCGAAGGGTTTCAACCACTGCTACGACACCTATCGCGATGGGCAGCCAGGCGGTGAGCCTGACCACAAGAGCTGGCAGTACACATCGCTACAGGGTGGCAACGTCCCGGCCGAGGAGCTGGACGCAGCCCGCCGCAAGATGGACCCGCGCACGTTCCGCCAGGAATACGAGGCCGGGTTCGAGAACTACGCGGGTGTCGTCTACTACACCTTCGACCGGAATGAGTGCCGCACCAGCGCCCGCATCGAGCCAGGGGAAGCTCTACACATCGGCATGGACTTCAACGTCATGAAGATGGCGGCGGTCGCTTACGTGGTCCGGGACGGCCTACCGCTGGCGCTGGACGAATTCCACTCGGTGCGTGACACACCGGAGATGATCGACAAGATCAAGGCGCGATTCCCTGGGCATGGCATCTCCGTGTACCCCGACGCCAGCGGCCAGAACACCAGCAGCAAGAATGCCAGTGAATCGGACCTGTCCTTACTCAAGAAGGCAGGCTTCACCGTTGTGGTCGACTCGCAGAACCCTGGCGTCAAGGACCGCATCAACGCGGTCAACTCCATGTTCCTGAACACCTACGGCGAGCGCCGCCTCAAGATCAATATTGACCAGTGCCCGCAGCTTACACAGTGCCTGGAGCGCCAGACCTACACGGACAAGGGCGAGCCGGACAAAGACCTGAAGAAAGGTCACGACCACATGAACGACGCCGCAGGCTATTTCATCGCCAAGCGGTTCCCGATCAAGACTCAGTCCGCCGGCACCCGCCGCATCGGAGGTTTGGCGTAATGCCTGTTCAATCCACCAACCCAAAGTACGACGCTCACATCGAAGAGTGGCGGATGATGGACGATGCTCTGGAAGGCGAGTGCGCCATCAAGGGCAGTCCACGCAACCTGCCCAAGCCCAGCGGCATGGTTGAGGCTGAAAAGCTGGATGGCCAGGGCAATGCCTATCTCTATCAGAATTACACGGCGCGGGCACAGTACGACCACTGGGTGCGCGATTCGCTGCGCTCGATGATGGGTCTGGTCTCCCGGCTCATTCCTGAGGTGAAGCTGCCCAGCGGACTCAAGGGCGTGGAAGAGAACGCCACCGCTGACGGGTTTGGCCTGACTCAACTCTTCCTGCGCATCGTCCGGCAGACGATCTCCCACGGGCGTGTGCCGCTTGTGGTCAACGTGGACGACCAGGGCCAGCCTTACTTTGCAACCTACGCTGCTCGGAACGGCATCAACTGGGATACCGCCGATCAAGGCGGTCGCCAGGATCTGGTGCTGGCCGTGTTCCGCGAGTTCCGCAAGAAGGCGGAGGACCGATACAGCCATGAGTGCCATACGGTCTACCGCGAGTTCTTCATGCAGGGGCAAGTCTGCTACACGGCTGTACGCAACGAAGCAGGCGAGCTCATTGAAGATGAGCGCCCCCTTGGCACCGTTGGCGCCGGCAACCAACTGGTGCGCGGCCTTGAGTACATCCCGGTCATCTACTGCGGCTCGACCGACAACTCACCGGACGTGGACGAGATCCCGCTGCTGACCATGGCCAGGGCTGCGCTGAAGTCGTACCAGCTCAGCGCTGACTACTTCACCGCTCTGCACCAGACCAGCCATCCACAGCCGTGGGTGTCCGGCCTGGACGAAAGCGTGGAGCTCAGTGTGACCGGGCCGTCTGCAGCCTGGGACCTAGGCCCAAACGGTCAGTGCGGATATCTGGAGTTCCAAGGGGCAGGCGTTGAGGCTGTCCGAACGGCCATGTCTGACCAGAAGAGCGCAGCCCTAGAGGCTGGCGCCAAGGTCATGGACGTGTCCGGTACCGAGTCGGGAGAGGCACGCAAGACGCGCCAGAACGACCAGCATGCCACGCTGCACAGCATCGTCATCACCGCAGCGGCAGCCATTGAGCAGGCCTTGCGGTACGCCGCCGAGTGGACTGGCTACAACCCGGACGACGTGGTCTTCACGGTCAAGCCGGAGTTTCTGATCCCAGAGGTCAACGCCCAGGTGCTGGCCGAGCTACAGAAGAGCGTCATGGCCGGCACGATCAGCGCCGAGACCTACTGGCAGTACCTCACCACCGGCAAACTGCCTGAGCGGGCCTATGACGAAGAGGCCGGACTGATAAGCGACGAACGTGAGTCGGCCGGCATCAACCTGGACAAAGACGATGGCGACGAAACCGACGCAAACGGCGGACGAGATGCTGCTGGAACAGGTCAGTCGGCACGCGGTGCTGCTGGAGCGGCTGAAGGCGGGTGAGGTCAAGAAGCTCGAGACGGTCCTGCGCCAGGTGGATACGCAGGTGCGGGATCAACTGACCCGAAAGGATCTGACGACATACAGCCGGACGCGCCTTGAGGAATTTTTGGGCCGTGTAGGCGCCAAGCTGCTGGGCATCTACCAGGCGTTCGGCGATCGCATGCAGGCAGACTTGGTGGACATCGCGCTCTACTTGGCCGCCTTCGAAAGCCGGAGTCTGTCCAGGGCGCTGCTTATCGACGCGATCATGCCGACCGACTCACTGATCCGGGCAGCAATCAATACCCAGCCACTGCAGGTGGCAGGCATCGACGGCGGCACGCTGCTCAAGCCCTTCCTTGCGGGCTGGACGCGAAACGAGTCGACCCGGGTCACCAACGCCATACGGCTCGGCGTGGTGCAGGGCCAGACGAATGCGGAGATCACCCAGGCCATTCGGGGTACTGCCGCGCAGAACTTCACCGATGGCGTGCTGGCGGTCAGTAATCGCAACGCCAGGTCGGTTGTGCACACCGCCGTGCAGCACGTGTCCGCGACGGCACGCGTGGAGACGCTCGCCGCTAACGCCGAACTCGTTCCGGGCTACCGCATCGTGGCCACCCTCGACCGGAAGACCAGCCAGCAGTGCATGAGCCTGGACGGGCGTGAGTTCGAGATAGGGAAGGGGCCGGTGCCGCCGTTCCACATCAACTGCCGCACGACCATCACGCCCATCACCAAGCTGTCAGCAGCGCTCGCGAAGGGCGCCACGCGCGCATCTGTGGGCGCATCTGGCGGCGCGCAGGTCTCCGCCAGTCTCAGCTACTACCAGTGGCTGAAAACGCAGCCACCGGCGTTCCAGGACGCTGCGCTGGGGCCGGTGCGCGCAAAGCTGTTCCGCGATGGCGGGCTTACTGCGGAGCGGTTCGCCTCGCTGCAGTTGGACAAGAACTTCAAGCCACTGACTCTGGATCAGCTCAAGGAGCTGGAGCCGTTGGCGTTCGAGAGGGCGGGAATCTGAGTTAGCATCTCAGCTCCACTTAAGGAGCTAGCATGGACCGAGCCATCCAGTCGAAGATTGAAGAGGCCTTGAATGGGCTTTTCACCGCCGTCTCAATGCTTCAAGAGGCCTATCCGGGCAAACCATTTACTCCTGATGGACGCCTGGTCGGAGACATCGGTGAGGTCGTGGCGAGTCTGGCGTACTGCTTGACTCTGAATGAAGGGCTAACCAAGCACCACGATGCGGTTACTGATGACGGACGCAATGTGCAGATCAAAACAACGTTCGGAACAAGCCTCACGTTTCCAGTCCATCATGTTCCTGACTACTACCTCGGCATTCGAATGAATCGTGACGGCACATTCGAAGAGATCTACAACGGGCCCGGGCTTCTGGTTAAAGAGCAATTGTCTCGTCGGAAAGCGACCAAGACAGGGCTGCATGGTGGGCTCATGTCGATGCTCAAGCGGGTGAACCAGCTAGTCCCCGACTCCGAGCGAATACCCAAGCGTTAAACCTCAATTTGAACCCGGCCAAGTGTCGGGTTTTTTTATGCCCGCGAGGCGGGCCAACCAGTCCCCAGGGGATAGCCACATGCCTTTTGACTTTGACCCGGCCGCCCACGGCCTGACCCTCGACGAAACCCAAGCTGCCGCGCTGAAGGCAGCGCTCGGCGGCGAGGTACAGAAATTCCTGGACGGGGAGGTCTCGGGCCTCAAATCCAAGAATGCCGAGCTGATCGGCTCAAACAAGACCATCAAGACCGAACTGGACAAGCTGAAAGGCCAGTTCGACGGCCTGGACATCGAAGCCGTCAAAGGCCTGCTGGCCAAGGCCGGCCAAGACGAAGAAACCAAGCTGATTGCCGAGGGCAAGCTGGACGAAGTCATCAGCCGCCGCACCGAGCGCCTGCGCACCGATCTGGACAAGCAGGTGAAGGCCGCCAACGAGCGTGCCGACAAGGCCGAGGCCTTTGCTGCCAAGTACAGCGACAAGGTACTGGCTGACTCCATCCGCGCTGCCGCCATCAAGGCTGGCGCGCTGCCTGAGGCTGCCGAGGACATCATCCTCCGCGCCCGCGGCACCTTCAAATTGAGCGAAGACGGTGAGCCTGTTGCCACTGACCGTGCCGGCGAGGTCGTGTACGGCAAGGACGGCAAGACCCCGCTGTCTCCCCTCGAATGGGCGGAATCGCTGCGCGAAACCGCTACCCACCTGTGGCCAAGGGCTCAGGGTGCCGGACAGACCGGCGACAACGGTGGCAAGGCCACGAAGAAATGGGGCGAGTACACAGAGACCGAGCGTGCAGCGATGGCTCGTGACAACCCCGAGGCATTCAAAAAACTCCAAGCCACCCGAGGAACCTAATCCATGGCATCTACCCAACTGTCGGACATCTTCGTTTCCGACTACTACGGCACTCTGGAGCCGGTAAATTCCCCAGAAAAGACTGCCGTCTACGAGTCGGGCATCATCACCCGCTCGGCCACCCTGGACAACATCGCCAAGAACGGCCAAGGCACCTCCGAGATCAGCTACTGGCAGGATCTTGATGCCGATGAGGCGCCGAACATCTCCAACGATGATCCCGACGACCTGGGCGCCGTCGGCAAGGCTGAGCAGGGCAGCATGCGCGCCCGAACCCTGTACCTCAACAAGGGTTACGGCGTTTCCGACCTGACTGCTGAGCTGGCCAACTCCGAGCCGATGCAGCACATCCGCAACCGCTTCGGAATCTACTGGACACGCCAGTGGCAACGTTACCTGATGGGCGCGGGCCGCGGCATCATCGCGGCGAACATCGCCCAGAATGGCGGCGACATGGTGAAGGATGCGGGCCCCTCGATCAGTGCCAACGCCTTCCAAGACGCCGCCTTTACCGCCGGCGACGCCGCCGACATGTTCGGCGCCATTGGCGTGCACTCGGTTGTCATGAACCAGATGGTCAAGCAGGACATGATCGAATACCTGCGCGACTCGCAGGGCAAGATCATCCTGGCCACGTACCTGGGCAAGCCAGTGTTCATGGATGACGCATTGACCTACGCGCCGGGCCAGTTCCTGTCGCTGTTCTTCGGCCAAGGCGCCTTTGGCTACGGCGAGGGCGACCCACACATGCCGGTCGAGATGCAGCGCAACGCTGCCGGCGGCAACGGCGGTGGTGCTGAAGTGCTGTGGGAGCGAAAAACCTACATCCTCCAGCCGGCAGGCTTCAGCTGGCAGGGCAGCGAAAACCGCAACCTGAGTCCGACCGCCACCCAGTACGCCTCGGCGGCCAACTGGAAGCGCGTCTTCGACCGAAAGCAGGTTCCATTCGCTGCGGTCATCAGCGGCACCGCCACCCCTTGACCCCATGATGCAGGGCGCCGGCCTGGCGCCCTGCGCAGGAGATCTGCATGAAAGTCATCTACACCAACACCCCTGGGAGCGAGCGCGGCACCTGCTATCGCCGCCTGGACCAGTTCTTCGGCGTGATTGACGGCGCGACCTCGGTGTCCGTGCAGGGCGATGCTCCGCACATCGGCGAGGCGTACCAGCGCCAGGGCATCAGCGTGAGCGAGATCGAGGAAGGTCTGCGCCTGGATGGGCCCACTGTCGCCCAGTGGCTGGAGCAGGGCTACAAGGCTTCGGCCTACCCGCCGAACGGCTACGCCCCGGTCAGCAGCCAGGCCGAGATCGACAAGGCGATCGAGGAAGAGGGCGGTGACGAGACTGACCCTCACAAGATGAAGGTGCCGGAGCTCAAGGAGTGGCTGACGGCCCAGGGCATCACCTTCGATCCAGCCCTCAACAAACCCGAGCTTCAGGCCCTGATCCCGTCGAAGGAATAAGCCATGACCGACTTCATCACCGTCGCTGATGTTGACCAGGCGCTCGGGCAGGGCTGGGCAGGCGACGGTGATGCAGTCCTCGCCGTCTCCATGGCCAATGCCTGGCTCACGGCCAAGATCAAGCGACCGGTGCCAGACCCGGTGCCGGATGCCATAGTGAGTGCCGGCGCGCAGGTGGCCAAGCTGGCTGCCGCCGGCAAGCTTTACAAGGACACCCAACGCGAGGTGCAGAGCAAGACGGTGTCAGCCCAGGCTGGCACCTCGACCAGCAAGACCTACGTCGCGGGCTCCGTCGACCGCTCTGCTGGCGAAAACTTCGCCCTCGACCTCATCGCTCCCTGGATCCGCCGCGCCGGCACCGTAATGCTCAAGAGGACCTGACCCATGGGCATGCGTGAAGAGCTCCAGGCGGAGCTGGCGGAAGCGTTCGATGATCCAGACGGCCTTGCCGACGCGGTGAAGCCCGTTGCAGGGAGCCGTACCGTCAAGGGCGGATACGACCCCGAGATCGGCGGCACCGTCCCGGCCTCGACCATCCATTACACCGGGCGCGGCGTGTTCGGCAGTTACCTGGCAAAGGAAATCGATGGCACACGTATCCAGACCGAGGACGTGAAGCTGCTGGTGCTGCAGAACGAACTGTTCGAAGGCCAGGCCGGCGCTGTCACCAATGTTTCGGCCGCGCCCAAAATCGGCGATCAGGTGAGCGGGTACCGCGCACTTAACGTGTCCCAGGATCCGGCGCAGGCGACCTGGACTATTCAGTTGAGAAAGTGATATGGCGCGCGGCTCACACATGGCCCAGCGATACGGCGGCCAGCAGGGCGGCTTCGCTGAGGCAATTCGGGCGTTCGCCGAGCAGGCGGAGCAAGCTCTGGACGCTACGTTCCGCGAGATTGTGATCGAGATCGGCAGCAGCGTGATCCGCATGTCGCCGGTCGGCAACCCGGAGCTGTGGGCGGCCAACGTGGCCCACCGGGCCAAGGCCAGCAAGGCAGCCGATGACTACAACTTCAAGGTCGCGGTGCGCAACACCCTGATCAACCTGAATCATGACAACTTCACCAAGGCCGGCAATCTGCGCAAGGGTGTGAAGTACGCCAAGCCCCTGACGAAGACTGAACGCGAGCAGAACTTCGCCACCAACGGCCTAGTCGCCGGCCAGGGCTACGTCGGCGGCCGGTTCCGGGGTAACTGGCAGTTCTCCATCGACTCGCCGGCAACCTCAGAACTGGATCGCATCGACCCGTCGGGCAGCGAAGCCATAACCGCGCTTATCAGCCAGGTGCAGGCGCTGAGCATCGGCCAGACGGCCTACATCGTGAACAACCTGGCATACGCGGTCCCGCTGGAATACGGGCATTCAGCCCAGGCCCCGGCCGGCATGGTTCGGGTGACCCTGGCCAACTTCCAACGCATCGTCGACGAAGCCATCAGGAACAACAGCGTATGAGCCATGCACGAGCCCGCCAGGCCATTGAAATCAAGCTGATGGCCTGGGCCACGGCGCGCCCGATTCGGGTGGCCAACTTCGAAGAGGGGTTCGAGGCCGAGTCCGGCGAGATCTATCTTCGAGCCTACTTGCTGCCGGCCAGTACCACCTGCCGCTACCTGGGCGGCGACGCCTACGAATACACCGGCGTCTACCAGATCAGCATTGTTTGCCCGGCAGGCCAAGCCTTGGGCATTGCCGAATCACTGGTTGATGAGCTGAGCAGCTTGTTCCGGGTTGATACCGAGCTAAGCCGCAGCGGCTTCGAAGGCCTTATCACCGAACCGGTGGAGCAGGGCCCGACCATCACCGAGTCTGCGTCCTACACGGTCCCGACCAGTTTCACCTACCGCGGCATCGCCGACCAATCGCCCGTAGGGGCATAACCATCCGCCACCAGGCGAACCTTCAAGAGGAAATACCCATGGCCGCACGCTTCCCGCTGCCGAACGGCTCTGTGCTGGAAATCGCCAGCGTACTCGCCGCTGCCGTTGCCTTTACTGCCTTGACCAACGCTGCACCTCCGGTGGCGACCGCCGCAGGGCACAACATCAAGAACGGCGACGTCTTGGTCGTCAGCTCCGGCTGGTCGCTGATCAATGACCGCGCGGTTCGCGCTGTCAGTGTTGCCTCTGACAAGTTCTCCATGGCCGGCCTGAATACCACCAACGCCGACAAGTACACCGCCGGCGCAGGTGTGGGCTCTGTGATCCCAGTGAGCAACTGGGCGCAGATCTCCAAGGTGACTGCCTTCACCTCTTCCGGCGGCGAGCAGCAGTACCTCACCGTCGGGTACTTAGAGGACGATGACGATCGCCAGTTCCCCACCAATCGCAACCCCATCACCTTGTCGATCACTGTCGAGGATCAACCAGCGGCTGCATACGTGGGCCTGGTCGAAGCCTACGGTGACAGCAAAGAGCTGACGGTTGTCCGCCTCAAGTTGCCCAACGGCGACCAGATCCTCTATCCGGGTTACGTGAGCATCACCACCACCCCGACCATGGAGCGCAACAACCTGATGACCCGAACCATCAGCATCGCGCTTTCGGGCCGTCCGGTTCGCTATCTGGCTGCTGCCTAAGGAAACCTCATGGCGAAGATCAAAATCGCGCAGAACCCGACCTTTACTGCCGAGGTGCAGGTGCCTCGAATCGGTGGAGAGTCGGTGCCGGTGGAGTTCGAGTTCCGCTACATGGACCGCGTAACGCTGGCCGGCATGTTTGATCGCTGGAACAAGGCGCGCGACGTCTGGGCAGAGAAGGCCAAGGCCGACAACGCTACCTGGGAAGAGGTGACTGCCGGCGAGATCGCTCTGCAGGCTGAGCAGCTGGGCGAAATTGTCACTGGGTGGGACCTGGAGGACAAGTTCAGCCAGAAAGCGATCCTCGAGTTGGTTCGAACCTGCACGGGGGCGCCAAAGGCCGTCATCGACGCCTTCCAGGCTGCCTACAGCCCGGCCCGCCTGGGAAACTGAGGGCGGCCGCCCGCGTGTGCTACGAGCAAGGGCCTTCTGCTGAGCAGTTGGCCGCTCTTGGCCTGACCTTGGCTGACATTGCAGAAGATGAAGTGGAGATCTGGCCCGATGCCTGGCCCGCCTTCCGCCTATTCGACGCAATGGGCACGCAGTGGCGGGTTGGCCCGGGCGGCCCGTCTGGGCTGGATTACACGGTCATTCCGACAACAGCCGCAATGCTGGGCATCAAGCGCCGCGACCTTCTTGACATTTTTCCCGACCTCCGCGTGATGGAAGTCGAGGCCCTGGCCGTCATGGCCGAATCCATGGAGTAGATCATGACCACCATTGCCTCCCTCGGTCTTCAGATCGATTCCGGTGATGCTGTTGAGGCCAAGGATAACCTCGACCAGCTGACGGACGCTGGCAAGCGTAGCGAGGAGTCGGCTGGTCGAACTGGTCGCGCTTGGGAAACGGCCCTGGGCAGCTTGCAGGGCGACACCCGGCAGATCGTGCAGGAGCTGCAGTCGCTTAACGCCAAGCAGGCCGAACTCGCGCAGCAGATGGCTACCGTGGGCCGCGCCGTTACCAGTGCATCGACCGCATTCAGCAGCGCTGCAGCGAACATGGGCTCGTTCCGGGCTGAAGCTGCACAGGCCGGGCAAGTCCAGCAGGCGCTGACTACCGCCACGGATGCCGGTGCCCAGGCGGGCCGTCGCGCTGCAGAGTCTGCCGATGAGCAACAGGCCAGGATTCTGGCCGTGGCCAAAGCCTCTTTGGAGGCGAGCCAGTATGTTCAGACCCTCAATCGGGCCACTGAACAGAGCGTAGAGGTCACCGCCCAGGCAAACGCCGTGCTCTCAGATAGCGCTAGCCGTCAGGCGGCCATCAACAGCCGAGCTCAAGCCCTCATCGCCACGGAAGAACGCCAAGCAGAAGCGGCGAGGAAGGCGGCCGGGGCCCACCGGGAGGAGGGGCAGGCGCTTGATGAGCTGCTAGGCAAGATTGACCCGACCGTCGCTGCGCTTGGCCGTCTAGACCAGATGGAGCAGAGGCTGAAGAGCTTCCGTGCGAGCGGTGCACTGGATGCTGAAACCTTCGGCGAGTACCAGTCAAAGATCGATCAAGCGCGCACGGCCCTGGGAGGCGCAGATGCAGCGCTGAACAAGACCGGTATGTCGGCAAAGGCAACTGCAGCGGCATTGCGCGGTGTACCTGCGCAGTTCACTGACATCGTCGTATCCCTGCAGGGCGGCCAAGCGCCGCTAACCGTCTTGCTCCAGCAGGGCGGGCAGCTCAAGGACATGTTTGGTGGTGTCGGGCCGGCCATCAAGGCCCTCGGCGGATATGTGCTTGGCCTGGTGAATCCATTCACCGTCGCCGCTGCCGCAGTGGGCGTGCTGGGTTATGCGTACTACAAAGGCAGCGAGGAAGCCGTTGGCTTTCAAAAGGCTTTGATCACCACCGGCAACGCGGCGGGCACTACTGCTGACCGGTTGTCAGGGATGGCTGCTCAGGTATCGGCCACAGTGGGTACCACCGGCGCCGCCGCGGAAGTCCTCACCCAACTGGCTGGTAGTGGGAAAGTTGCCGCCGACAGCTTCGTCGAGATCACCGAGGCTGCGCTTGAGTGGCGCGATGCTACAGGCCGCGCCGTGGAGGAGACCGTCGCCGAGTTCGTGAAGATCGGCAAGGACCCGGTGACGGCGGCCAAGGAGCTCAACGAGCAGTACGGGTTTCTCACGGCTTCCACATACTCACAGATCGTGGCCTTGAAGGAGCAAGGTGACACCATCGACGCCACCAAGCTGCTCACTGACACCTATGTCGACACCATCAAGAATCGCAGCAAGGAAGTCACCGAAAATCTGTCCATCTGGGAGCGCGGCTGGAAAGCGCTACGAGGGGAGGTGGCTGCTACGGTTGACTCGGTTAAAAACATTGGGCGCGAGCAGGATATCGCCAGTCGAATCGTTGAACTGCAGCGCCAGGTAGCCGCAGCCCAGAGCGCCGTCAATGCTGACAAGGACGACAGCGATGCTCAGAAAAAGCTGACCAACGCTAATCTTGAGCTGAAGGGCCTGATTCAGCAGCGAGACACACAGCAGGCGATCGCCAGAGCCCAGGAGCTAGATGCTCAACGGCAACAGGCGGCCATTGTCGCCATCGGCAAGATTGACGCTCTGGAAAAGTCCGCTCGGACCAACGCCGAGAAGCGCGCTGACGCTTTGAAGGAATACACAAAATCCCTTGACGCCATACGCAAGGTCGACCCCGGCGATGAGCGATTGAAGCCTGAGAACATAGCTCGGGTGAAGGCGGATATCGCCAAGCAATACAAAGACGCTGCCGGCCGCACTTCGCCGCTTGACCTCTCCGGATTCAATGACCAGAAGAATGCTCTGGTCGCCATTCTCTCCGAATACAAGAATCACCAGAAGGAGTTGGACGCTGCGCAGAAGGCCGGCCTGATTTCTCAGGAGTCGTACGCCGCCCAGCGCGCTGCGATCATCGAGCAGCAGAAGGCCGAGGTCACCAACGTCTACGAGGCCGAGATCAAAGCCTTGGAGGCGGTCAAAGGGCGAACCAGCACCAGCGCCCAGCAGCGGATTCAGCTAGACCAGAAGATCGCCGACGCCCGCGCTGCCATGGTCAAGGCACAACAGGACGCCGACACCGAGCTTTCGGTGCTGGCGACCAACGAGCAGGGCCGGCTGGCCAAGCAGGCCAGGGCAGTGCAGACCTATACCGACGCGCTCGGCCAGCAGGTAACAGCGCTGAGGCTTCAAGGACAGCGCTCGGCCGAGAACCTTGGCCTCGGTGATCGCCGGCGAGGGCTCCAGGAGCAGCAGTACGGTATCACTGATCGCATCAACCAACAGCGGCTGGACTTGGCCAACCAGTACGGCGATGGCTCTCGTGGCATGAGCCTTGATGAGTACAACCAGAAGCTGGTGGCCCTGAACAAAACCGAGAAGGATCTGCAGGAAACCACCATCGCCAACTACGACCAGATGACGGCCGCGCAGGGCGACTGGCGTAAGGGGGCGTCGTCTGCCTTCCAAAATTACTTGGAGCAGGCCCGTGATGTAGCCGGGCAGACGAGATCCCTGTTCACCAATGCATTCAGCTCGATGGAGGATGCGGTCGTAAACTTCGCCATGACTGGCAAGTTCTCGTTCGCGGACTTCACCAAGTCGATCCTGGCTGACATGGTTCGGATCGAGACGCAGCGCGCTGCCTCTGGGCTGCTTGGCAGTCTGGTGAGCTGGGGCGCCACTGCGGCCTCCGCCTATTTTGGCGGCGGTGGGGGCAACGGCATGGAGGCCGGTTCAGCGGGCGCTGTTTCCTCGAACCTCGGTGCGTCGCAGGCAGGCTACAGCAGCACCTACTTCCCTCAAGCTCTTGGCGGCGCCTGGTCGAAAGGCGTGCAGCTGTTTGCAAATGGCGGCGCGTTCACCAACTCGATTGTGAGTACACCCACGGCGTTCGGCATGGCTGGCGGCAGGATGGGCGTGATGGGAGAGGCAGGCGACGAGGCCGTCATGCCTTTGACCAGGACCTCAGGTGGTCAGCTCGGGGTAAGAGCGGTAGGCGGTGGAGCTACCTCCATTACTCTATCCGCCCCTGTGAGCCTAGTCATGGAGGACAGGAGCAACGAAGGCATGCAGCTCGATCAAACGCTGCTTCAGCAGAATATGCAGAAGCAGATGCAGATGGCTGCCGAGAAGGCGGTCGCCGACTCATGGCGCCCAGGTGGTGTCAGCCATCGAAACACCAGCGGGAGGCGCTGATGGCCATTGAAAAATTCAGCTGGCCAACCCAGCGCGGTGAAACGCCTGAGATCAGCTATCGCACCCGCGAATCCCGGTTTGGGGGCGGGTACCGACAGGTGGTCGGTGACGGGCCCAACAACAAGGAAGACAGCTACCCCATCACCGTCACTGGCACGAAGGCCCAGGTACGCAAAGTCATGGAGTTTTTCGACAGGCACGGCGGGGCTAAGGCTTTTCTGTGGACCACGCCGCTCGGGGATCTTGGATTATTCACCTGCAAAGACCCCAAGCCTACCCCGGTGGGTGGTGGACGCTTCAAAGTGACCGCCACACTCGAGCGGGCTTTTCACCCATAAGGAACCAGCATGTCACTGATCAAGGATATCCAGACCCTGGAGCCTGGCAACGAGGTGCTGCTGTTCGAGCTCGATGGCTCGGACTTTGGCGCTGACACCCTGCGCTTCCATGGCCATGCGATTCCTCATACCCCCGAGGAGCTGCGAGCAGCCGGCGCCAATGCCGACCAGCTGCAGGCCAAGTCCATCTGGTGGCAGGGCAACGAGTACAGCGCCTGGCCAGTGCAGATTGAAGGCATCGAGGCGAACTCCGACGGTACTGCGGTGCGACCGACGTTCAGCGTAGGTAACGTCAGTGGCCGGATCACCGCGTTGTGCTTGGCCTTCGACAACCTGCTCGAATTCAAGCTGACCATGCGGCACACCTTCGCTGAGTACCTGGACGCTGTGAATTCCCCCGGCGGCAACCCCTCGGCAGATCCGGCGGAGGAGGCTATAGAAGTCTGGTATATCGACCAGAAGGTGTCTGAGAGCGGCACCACTGTAGCTTGGGAGCTTGCGAGCCCGGGTGATGTGGGCGGCGAAACGATTGGGCGTCAGATGACGCAGCTATGCCATTGGGCGATGACGGCAGGGTACCGGGGGCCGAACTGTGGCTACACCGGGCCCTACTACGACATGGATGGAAACCCGACCTCGGACCCGGCAAAGGACCAGTGCAATGGCTGCCTGGACACCGGCTGCACCGTCCGGCATGGCCAGGGCAACGAACTTCCCTTCGGCGGCTTCCCTGCCGTCTCGCTGATCGCCCGGAGCTGACCATGCGCAAACACATCTTGGCCGCCGTGCAAGCGCACGCAGCGGCTGAATACCCGCGAGAGTGCTGCGGCCTGCTGCTGCAGGTTGGCCGCAGGCAGGTCTATCACCCGTGCACCAACGCGTCCAACGACCCGAGTGAGGAATTCCGGATTGCACCCGAGCAGTACGCCGAAGCCGAAGACCTGGGCGAGGTGATTGGCATTGTCCACTCACACCCGGACGCCACCAGCAGGCCGTCCCCGCGGGACTTGGCCATGTGCGAAGCTACGGGCCTGCCCTGGTACATCTTGTCTTGGCCGGAGGGGGATCTGCGCACGATCACGCCAACCGGCAGTACGCCGCTACTCGGTCGCCCGTTCGTCCACGGTGCCTGGGACTGCTGGCAGACCTGCGCCGATTGGTACAAGCGAGAATGGGGGCTGGAGTTTCCCGCCTACGCCCGGGAAGAGGGCTGGTGGGAGAATGCTGACGGTCCGAGCTTGTACGAGCAGGCCTATGAAGACGCCGGCTTTTACCAGGTGAGCGAGCCGCAACGGGGTGACTTGGTTGTCATGGCGGTGGGGCGCACTGCTCATCCAAATCATGCGGGCATCTACCTCGGTGATGATGCCCGGCTGCCAGGCGAGGGCAGCCAGGTGTTTGGGCCGGGTCCATTCATGCTGCACCACCTTCTGGGGCGGCCATCGGAAATTATCGTGTTTGGCGGGCCCTGGCTCGACCGGACGCGCCTTGTGTTGCGTCATCGTGGAGCAACACTTTCGTCGCAGAGCGTTTCGTAGCGTTTGTCGCATATTCTGCAGCGCGATTGATCAAATTTGAGTATTTGATACAATCAACCATAAGGCGCTACCAGTAACCCACAGCGTCTTCACCCATCCCATGAGGAAAGGACATGAAACGCAGCGTCGAAGGTGGCACCACCATGACTGCCGCAGAGCGCAAAAAGGTTCGAAATCGTCCTGCCATGATGTCGGCAGAAGCGATGGATCGCGTCGCCTCTGAGTGTTACGCGTATTTCTCTGCGCGTGCTGCAGAGCGGGCGGCAGCTCAGCGTCCATGACAGCAGTGGTGGTGAGCAGGAGGCTCACGCTGATCACTGGCCCCGATGAGGCTAAATCATGGGCTGATGAGTTCTCGTTGTGGAAACAAGGTGGTATTGGTCCCGGTGATACCTTCGGGAAAACCTCTCCATTTGTGGCACCGCCAGATATCACCGGCCTTTTGAGCAAAGTTCACCTCGAGAATCCAAACGTTTCGGTAAGGTGGAACCGCATGCTCGACGAGGGAATTGAAGACCCTCAGGCATTCACCTCCGACAAGATTCTTGTTTTCGGCAAGACCTGGGATGTTCCTCGAGCTCCATATTTTCTGCTAGCCCTACTCGATCCGGACGCTCACGAGCAGATGAAGGATCGGCCAATGTTGTCTGAGCTTGGCATTCATTTCAATTCGGAAGCTCGAGCATTTTCGCAAGACTTTCCAACGATATCCGGCTGGATTACATCCGGATTTTGAGCAGGTTATATCTAATGCCCAGCCCCGAGCTGGGCTTTTTGCATTTGTGCTAGCTGTTCTACTGGGAAATTGTCTGCATCAGTGCGACCACTTTGGCTAGCCCGCTTCTGCCATAGCTTGGGTCGCGCTCTAGCCGCTCTATAAGCCAAGCGATCTCACCGCGGGCCCCATCAGAGATTTTACCGCTCCATGGCAGGAGTAGATCGGTGACTGGGTAAGCCTCTGATGGCCAGTCGCTCTTCAATACTTGAACGAGCAGACCTCTCATCCTGTCGAGAGCGTATGGGCCATCTGCAGGATCCTGCAGCGCCTGCTTCAAGTTTGTGAAGTCACAGTGCATTGCCTACCTCCCGGCTAGGCGCGAAAAGCCCGGCGCTTGGCCGGGCCTGGGGCTATCTGGGAATGGGCATGTGGCGGAAGTAACGCAGCACACCGCATACCTGGCCAGGATTGACTTCTGCAGCGTTCTGCCAGAAGGATGCCGCAAGTGGCGCGTCGACAGTGAAGAGGCACACGATCACTCGCTCGTCTAGGTCGTACACAACACGTTCAACTTGCGGATCTATTTGCTGCCCCGAGACGGTTTCCCACATAGTGGTGCTTATGCCTTGCTCGAACCGCATTCCCTCGGCAGGAACGAATGGCAGCTCCAGGTTGTGGTAGTAACCGCGGATTACTTCGCCGCGCTGCACCACGCGGACGGCAAGCATAACCTTGTACATTGGGTCTCCTTGAATGGGCGGCTCTTGGCCGGGCTTGGGGTTACTCGTCTTTCGGGGCTTTGGAATTCAGTGTGAGCTGAGCTCTCAATTCGTAGTACTTCTCTGATAGCTTGCGCTCTTGCTCCCAGAGACCGTCCAGTTCGGCCTTGGTGGCAGTTAGCGCAGCCTGCAGAGCAGCTTTTTGCCCAAGGCTCTGCGCGTTATCGAGCTCGTCCTGCAGCGCGGATCGGGCTTGGAATTTTGCCATCTTCATCTGGCCGACAATCATTCTCTGATTGCTCAGATCCTGCAGCTCGGCTACGCCGTCCTCCAAAGAAATTGCACGAGAGTGCGGCACGTATTCATAGCTAGCTTCTAGCCTCGCCACGATCTCAGCATTCAGGCTTCGCTTCGCCTGCTGTGATGAAGCCTCGAGTTTTTCGCGAAGATCGGCCGGCATGCGTAGCGAGTACGGTGGGAGTACGTGGCGATCGTTCATGGTTTTCCAAGGTGCAATGATATTAAACAGAGATTCTGTTCGTGCATTCAAAAAGATTCAAGAATCCACTTGACGTCACCATGATGTGACGTCAATATGAATCCACAGGTTCTGGGAGGAGAATTATGAAAGGCGCGCATCAATGTCCCGCGTACAGCTTGCGGATCGCGAGTGAACTGAAAGAGAAGGCGAGGCAGGAGGCGGGCATCAACCGTCGCAGCCTCAATGCCGAGCTGGGCCTGTTAATTGAGGAGGGGCTGAAATGGCGGGCAATGCAGAGGCAACAGGTGGCAGCCTGAAAACGAAGAAGCCCCAGTGCGGGAACACTGAGGCTTCGGGAAACGAGATCAACTTCGGAGAAGAAATCGTCATGGGCGATAATAGCACAAACGTAATCCCTTTCAATTTTGGCAAACAGCAGGTCCGCACGCTGCTGATTGATGAGCAGCCATGGTTCGTAGCTGCTGACGTCTCGGCAGCCTTGCTTTACGCAGAAGCCAAGGACATGACCCGCAACTTGGATGAAGACGAGAAGGGCCGGCAGATTGTGCCGACCCCTGGCGGCCCTCAGGAAATGCTGGTCATCAATGAGTCCGGCCTGTACTCAGCGCTACTTCGCAGTCGCAAGGCCGAGGCCAAGCGTTTCAAGAAGTGGGTTACGGCTGAAGTCTTGCCAGCGATCCGCAAGCATGGTCGATACAAAGACCGCCAGGCGAAGATGCCAACCCTCATGGACGAGCTGATCGGCATGAGCGAACTGGGCGTCATCAAGGGCCTGATCAGGAACAAGGGTAAGGCGGTTGCAGCAGATAAGCGCCAGAGCTTTGCCTTGGTCATGCACAATCGCCTGCACACTCGTTTCAACGTGCCGCGCACTGAGCTTATCCCTGCGGGCCAGTTCGAAGCGGCCTGCAACTTCATTGCGGCCTACAACGTGCTGGAAGGTGAGTTCATCGCCAAGGAGCCGCCACAGCTGCAACTGCCGCTGAACATTCATTACCCAGTCGAGGCCTTGGCAGCCCTGCGCGAAGGGATGCTGACCGTCCGCAACGACAAGCAGGCATGGCTAGATGTGACGCTTAACGACATCCGCGATACGCGTGACGGCACCACACCTCTGGAGAGCCTGCTTTGGGATCTTGAGAAGGCTGGCTTCGACATCCGTGGCGCCTGGTGGGAGCTTCGCACCTACCGCAACAAGATTCGGGAGATCACCTCGTTTGTGAAGGGTCTGGGCCGGGTGATGGAAGAGCCTCAGCGGTATGCAGTGGATTCACCAAAGGGAAGGGTTGCCGCATGAGCAATGTGATTCCGTTTGACTACGAGGGGCACCCAGTACAGCTCAGCACTGATGGCTGGCTGAACGCCACAGCAATCTCGAAGAAATTCGGAAAGCGTCCAAGCCACTGGCTTGAATTGCCAACGACCGGAGAGTACCTAGGTGCGCTGGCCAAGCGATTAAGTGTCGGAAATTCCGACAGTTTAATTCGCCGGAAAATGGGCCGAAACGGAGGGGTGTGGCTTCACCCAAAGTTGGCTGTAGCGTTCGCTCGCTGGCTGTCGGCTGACTTTTCTGTCTGGTGCGACCTGCAAATTGACTCGCTGCTTCATGGTGATGTTGATGTTCGCACCAGGTACGAATCGGCATGCGCAGCTCTTGATCGAGGCAAGGAGGTAGCGAGCCTCAGCGGAAAAGAGCTATCCAGTTGGCGCTGGGCCAAGCCAGGGCTTGAGCATAACGTCGAGTACTGGCGTAATCAGATGCAGCTAACCCTGAAGCTTGAAGTCGCATAAGTTGACGCCCTAAGCGCCCCGCACCTGAGGGGCATAGCGCGTTCAAGCCGAACCCCGCCCGCGCGGGGTTTTGGCGCTTCCTGCTGATGATGGTAGATTGCCGTCATTAGCCATGGATAGGCCGTGGCCAGTGAGCAAGGATTTCGAATGTTCGTCGTACGGCTACTGGTACTGGGGTTTCTCGCCTTCTTCAGTTATGCAATGGGAATGGAGCGAGGAGGGTTGAACGCCTTCGGCACATTGATGGCGTTCAGCGGAGTCGTGTTCGTGCCTGCCTTTTACATGCTTCCCACAATTGAAGCGTGGTTGCGAAAAAGCAACAATCTGGGAGCAATCGCTGCCCTCAACTTCTTCCTTGGTTGGAGCCTGTTGGGCTGGGTGGCTGCCCTGGTGTGGGCGTTCAAGAAGCCTTCTCCCGTGATAGTCGCGGACATGTCTGCAGCCGCCTCGCCCGAACCAGTTGTCGATATTCCTGCAGTCGCTGACTCCAAGCCCAAAAAAGACTGCCCATACTGCGGCGAAGAAGTCTTGGCGGTTGCTATCAAGTGCAAGCATTGTGGAAGTGACTTGACTGGAACTGCTGGAGGCGCCGTATGAAGGCTCTTATTCTGTCACTGGGGCTGGCTTTGCTGGCGGGATGTGTCTCGCCAGCCGATCTGGTAGAGCGTGGGCCTGCCTTCGAAAGCCAAACTCCTAAGACCGCGAGAGACTTCTCTAAATGTCTCGCCCCGAAATGGCAGGACATGAGTAGCGGAGTAGTCTCTACGGAAACCGAAACTGGGTATCGCATTCGCTTAGACATCGACATGGTGGGCACGCCAGTGATGGCGGTAGTGCAGAGCCAGACGGTTGGTGCCAAGGTCAGTATCTACACTCGGAACAGTACGTGGTCCAAGTGGGTGAAGGTGGCGCGAACCTGCATCTGAGCATATCCAAGATCAACACCTCCTCCGGGAGGTTTTTTTATGCCCAAAGGAATTTACAGCCATGCCCAATGCTCAGCTACCAGCGTTGACCAGCATCAAATTGTCTTGCTCGCTTGCCCGAAAATTCGGCCGCCTGCACCAAAAATTACTCGATAGCGGAAGCACTTTCGAAGTGTTCAGGGCTCTTAATGCGACCATTCCGGGTTTTGAGGCAGAGATCAGGAGGCTTGACCAACTAGGCATGCGCTTCGCTATTTTCCGGAACGGTCGTAACGTCGGCCCTGATCAATTCGATCGCGGAGGTGTGAAAGAGATACGTATCGTCCCTGTCGTTGGAGGCAGCAAGCGTGGAGGCACGCTTCAGACGGTTGTCGGCGCTGTACTCATCGCCGCAGCCTTTGTCCTCTCATTTACGCCATTTGCTGGCGCCTCCCCATTTCTCTACCAGCTGGGTGGGGCCATGGTCGCCGCAGGCGTAATCCAAATGCTCAGCCCCCAGGCCAAGGGCCTATCCCAAAGCGCGGCGCCAGAAAACCTTCCGAGTTACGCCTTCGGCTCCGCCAAGAACACCACAGCCAGCGGCAACCCCGTCCCGATCTGCATCGGCGAACGACGCTGGGGTGGGGCGATCATCTCCGCCTCGATTGAGGCACAGGACAAGGCATAGCGCCAAAAGAATGTACAGACCGCCAGTGGGCGGTTTTTTTTCGCCCGGAGGAAAGCATGGGCCCAGTAGATCACCTGGAAATTGTCGGCGCTAAAGGCGGCGAGAGCCAGCCAAAGCAGGCAGTGGAGTCGCCGGATAGCTTGCGCTCGACGAACATCGCCAAGATCCTGCTGGCAGTAGGCGAAGGCGAATTCGATGGGGTGCCCACCGACCGGGACATCTACCTCGACAACACCCCGATCGCTGATGCCAGCGGCAATGTGAACTTCCCAGGTGTGAAGTGGGAGTGGCGCCCGGGCTCTGTTGAGCAGAGTTACATCCAGGGCATCCCCTCGGTGGAGAACGAAACCTCCGTCAACGTTGAGCTGCGCAGTGACAACCCGTTCACGCGCGCCCTGAGCAACACCCAGCTCTCGGCTGTTCGCGTGCGCATGTCCTGGCCGCGCCTGGCCAAGCAGGAGAGCAACGGCGACACCATCGGCTACCGCATCGAGTACGCGATCGATATCGCTACAGACGGTGGCGCTTATGTCGAAGCTCATCTTGGCGCCGTGGATGGCAAGTCCACCAACGGCTACCAGCGCTCGGTGCGCGTGAATCTGCCCAAGGCAACTTCCGGGTGGATGCTGCGCGTGCGCCGACTCACGCCGAACGCTAACAGCGGTACCGTGGCCGATACCATGACCGTGGCGGGCTACACCGAGATCATTGACCAGAAGATCCGGTACCCGAATACGGCCTTGCTGTACATCGAGTTCGATGCCCAGCAGTTCCAGAACATCCCGGCGGTGACGGTGAAGTGCAAGGCCAAGCGCTGGCCGGTGCCGAGCACTTACGACCCGATCACCCGCACCTATAGCGGTGTTTGGGACGGCACGTTCAAGCTGGCCTGGACCAACAACCCTGCCTTCGTGACCTATGGTTTGTGCGTGGAAGACCGCTTCGGCCTGGGCAAGCGCATCAAGCCGTGGATGGTCGACAAGTGGGAGATGTATCGCATCGCCCAGTACTGCGACCAGCTTGTGCCGGACGGTGTGGGCGGTCAGGAGCCGCGCTTCCTCTGCGACATGAACCTGCAGGGCCGTGCCGAGGCATGGACGCTGCTGCGCGACCTATCGGCGATCTATCGGGGCATGGTGTATTGGGCTCACGGTTCGCTGTTCATGCAGGCGGACATGCCGCGTGCGCAGGACATCGACTACGTCTTCACCAGGTCGAACGTGATTGACGGTGAGTTCGTGTATGGCGGCGCCGAGCGCAGCACACATTACAGCCGCGCCTTGGTCAGCTACGACAACCCGGCCAACAACTACGACACCGACGTTATTCCGGTGACCGACAACGCGCTGCAGCGCCGGTACCGGGACCGCCCAATCGAGCTGTCCGCGATTGGCTGTACCCGGGCATCTGAGGCCCAACGCCGCGGTAAATGGGCGCTGCTGAGCAATAGCCAGGATCGCACCGTTACGTTCAAGACCGGCATGGAGGGCCGTATCCCGCTGCCTGGGTTCGTCATCCCAGTGGCAGACGAGTTGGTAGCAGGCCGGCCAAACGGCGGCCGTATTTCCTCGGCTGCTGGCCGCGTCGTGACGCTGGACCGTGACACCCCGATCAAGGCCGGCGACCGCCTGATCGTCAACCTGCCAAACGGAACCGCCCAGGCGCGGACTGTGCACTCGGTTTCGGGCCGGGCGGTGACCGTCACCACCGAATACAGCCTGCAGCCTGAGCCTGAATTGCAGTGGGCGATCGATTACGACGACCTGGCCGTACAGCTGTTCCGGGTGCTCAAAACCACCCGTACCCAGGAGGGCAACTACGAAATCACTGCGCTCGAGTTCAACCCGAGCAAGTTCGCTGCGATCGACACCGGCGCGAAACTAGACGAGCGTCCGATCAGCGTCATTCCGGTAACCACGGTGGCGCCTCCGGCCAGCGTATCGCTGTCGTCCGGCCACATGATCGACCAGGGCATCGCGGTCAGCACCATGACCATCGCTTGGCCGGCAGTAGCAGGCGCCGTTGCTTACGATGTCGAGTGGCGCAAGGACAATGGCAACTGGATCCGCTTGCAGCGCACCGGTGCCGCGTCTGTGGACGTGGTCGGTATCTACGCTGGCGCATACCTGGCCCGCGTGCGCTCGGTGAGTGCCTTCGATATCACGTCGATCTGGAAAAGCTCCAACCTGACCCAGCTGAACGGCAAGGAAGGTTTGCCGCCGGCGGTTACGTTCCTGACCACCGAGAGCTTGCTATTCAGTATTGGCATCAAGTGGGGCCTGCCTGCCGGCGCCGAAGACACCGAGCGTACTGAACTGTGGTACAGCGAAGGCACCGACCTCGGCGCGGCAACCAAGCTTGCCGACCTGGCCTACCCGCAGAGCGAGCACGTCATGCAGGGCCTGCGTGCGGGGCAGCGCTTCTTCTTCTGGGCACGCCTGGTGGACCGGTCCGGCAATGTGGGGCCGTTCTTCCCTGTGGCTCCGACCGTGGTTACCGGCATTGCAAGTGCAGATGCCAGCCCGATCCTCGAGCAGATTAAGGACCAGATCACCGAGAGTGAACTGGGCAAGGAGCTCACCAGCAAGATCGAGAAAATCGCGCTTATTGATGGAAACGGCCCAGGCTCGGTTAACGAGCGGATCGGCACCGCCAAGACCGAGCTGGCCAAGCAAATCAGCGACGTGAATAACGCCCTTAGTACCGTCAAGGGAAACCTTGAGCAGCAGATCACTGCCGTGAGCGCAGACGTTTCCGCCGCCAAGACCGAGTTGCAGCAGCAGATCGCGAACGTCTCGGCTCTGGCCGGCTCCCTGCCGTATCGCAAGGACAAGGCCTACAACGTCGGCCAAAGCGCCCTGGGCAGTGATGGCAAGCTCTACCAGGCCCTGAAAGCGGTACCGCTGAACACGCCACCGCCGAATGCCACCTACTGGACCGATGTTGGTCAGGCGGTGGTGACTGCCAACGGCATGGCCGCGCGGGTGTCGAAGGTCGAGACCGATGTGTCGACGATCGATGGCAAGGTGACCGCCCAGGCGTCGCAGATCGGCGGACTGCAATCGAGCCTGACCACCACCAATGGAAACGTTTCGGCTGCTCAGCAGGCCGCGCAGGATGCGGCCACGCTGGCGGGCGGGAAGGGCAAGGTCATCGTTCAATCGGCCGCGCCTGCCGTCGCCGATCGCTTGGCGCAAAACCTGTGGATCGACACCACCGGCAATGCCAACACCCCGAAACGCTGGAGCGGTTCTGCTTGGGTAGCGGTAACGGACAAGGTGGCCACCGATGCGGCTGCTGCGGCCGCTGGCGCATTGGCGTTGGCACAGACTAAGGCCGACGCCTCTGTAGTCAGCAGTTTGACCACCCGCGTCAGCGATGCCGAGGGCAAGCTCACGTCGCAAGCCACCCGCATGGACGGCATGCAGACCAGCATCGACGGCAAGGCCAGTTCTCAGACATTGCAGCAGGTCACCAGCCGCGTGACGGCTACTGAGCAAAAGGACGCCGCGCAGGACCAGCAGCTGACCTCACAGAGCCAAGCGCTGATCTCGCTGAACGACAGCGTGAGCAAGAAGGCCGACGCCTCAACGGTCCAGGCCCTGAGCAACGAGGTGAAGACCCAGGGTCAAAGCTTAACGGCGCAGGGGCAGTCGCTTACGAGGATTGATACCAACCTTGGCCGGCTTGGGGCTAGTGGCGTCAACTTGGTGCCGGCTGACTTCTCGGTGTTTACCAAGGATCTGCCTGCAGGTATCTATTCGAACGGCGGGGTCGCTCTCAGTACTGTAACCGACGCATCATGTTTCAAAGGCTACGCACTGAAGGCTGACAACAGCAACGAGAACTCGCACACGTTCGGGCTCGCTACCGCGTTCACGGCCGCTGCGTGCAACATGGGGTTCAAGCGCGGCAAGTATTTGGTGTCTTTCAGGGCTCGTGCTCAGACTGCAGGCCATGTAGTTGGTTGTTATGCCCGCGTCCTGCTCGCCGACGGCGTCAGCTTTAAGACATCCAGCGCTCCATTATTCACGTTGACCACGGCCTGGGCCCGGTACTCTGCGCTCATCGACCTGACCGCTGCAGATTACGATGGCACGCAGATGCAATTGGCTATCCAAACCAACCGATCAGGGGTTCCTAACCGCACCACCTACTTCGATCAGTTCATGTTCGAAGCGGTGGTCAATGATCAGGCTGAGCCGTCCATCTTCAACTTGGGAGACAGCTTCGAACAGGCGACCACAAATGCTGCAGCGACTACCGCATTGTCGGCCAGGGTGGAAAAGACTGAACAAGGGCAGACAAGCACAAGCCAGCAGGTAACTCAGCTGGAGAATACGGTGAGGTCTCTTGACTCGAAGGTTGGAGGCAAAGCTGATGCTGCTGCGCTGCAGGTGCTTGCTAACACTGTGGATCAGCATGGCAAGAGCATTACTGCCAATAGCCAATCGCTGACTAAGGTCAATGCCAGCCTCAGCGGCCTGGGGGCCAGCGGGGTCAACTTGGTTCCAGCCGAGTACTGCGCCTTCACCAAAGACTTGCCAGCGAACATGTACTCAAATGGCGGTGTTGCGATGAGCACCGTACCTGACGCTGCCGCTTTTAAAGGGTATGCGTTGAGGGCGAACAACAGCAATCCTGATTCGCACACCTTTGGATTGAGCACTGGCTTTAATGCTGCCTCATGCAACATGGGCTTCAAGCCTGGAAAGTACCTTGTGTCGTTTTACGCTCGTTCCGAAGTGGCTGGGCACATTGTTGGGATCTACGCGCGCGTGCTCCTTGCCGATGGCTCGTCATTCAAGACCTCGAACGCGCCTACTTTCGCGCTGACCACTGCGTGGGTCAGGTATGTGGGCGTCATTGACCTGACGGACCCGGCCTACACGGGCGCGCAAATGCAGCTCGCGGTCCAGAGCAACCGCTCAGGGGTTGCCAACCGGGTCACCTACTATGATCGCTTCATGCTCGAGGCCGCTGTAAACGACCAGACCGAACCATCCAACTTCAGCATGGGCAATAGCTTTGATCAGACAGCTGTTCTCGCTGAAGCAACCACAGCGCTCTCGGTGAGAGTTGGAAAGAACGAGGAGGGATTGACCTCAGCTAGCGCGCAGCTGACACAACTGAAGAATTCGATCGGTGGTAGTGGCGTAAACCTTCTGCCAGCCGAGTATTCGACCTTTCAGAAGACACTGCCAGTGTTGGACGGCAGCAGCTTCGTAGCAAGCGTTGAGAACGATTCGGCTTCATTCAGCGGCGGTACATTGAAGTTCGCGTGGGCAACTGACTCCACCGGACTGTCTGCTTTCCTGTCGCCGAAGTGGAACATCGGCAACATGGGTATGAAGCCCCAGAAATACATCATCTCTTATCGTGCCCGCGCTAGCGCCGATGGGCATGTAGTTGCGTTGTTTTTGCGAGGGATCAACCCGGATGGCAGCGTTGTCAACAGCCCGGCGGCAACCCAGCAGCGGACTGGCTACAAAGGCGAGCACCAGCGCACTGCAAACACTGACAGGTCGCGTCTCAGCTGCTGAGGGTGGACTCACTGCGGCCAACTCTAGCATCACGCGGATTGGGAGCCAGATTGACGCTATAGGCGGAGCAGGAAGCAATTTGATTCCTGCCGAGTTCACCACCTTCGGCTCAACCGCGCCGAGTATCTACAAACTGGCAGCCATGCAGGTGACCACTGAAGCGGACTCAGCGGCCTACTCAGGATATCTGCTGAAAGCGATCGTATCGGGAAGTGCTGCTACCGGTTTCATGTATCTGGCGTCGGCCATCGCAGACTACAACCTGCGACTTAAGCCCGGCGCGACCTACACGTTCTCGGTGTGGGTCAAAGGTAGCGCGGCCCATGTAGTGGGAGTGCGCTTGCGCTTCGTCAACAGCTCAGGTTCGGTGACTGAGGCTGTGGTTGGGGCTGTTTCCGTGACAACTACGCTGTCGAGGCAAAGCGTGGTGATCACGGCACCAACCAACCTGGTGTCAACTTGCTGTCTGGTGCTGTTCACCCAGAACACTGCGGCACTAGGAACTACCTGGTTCGACGGGTTCATGCTAGAGGCTCAGGTTGGAGCATCAGCCGAGCCAAGCGCATTTGTTCCTGGACCTTCAAGCCGCCAGATAGCTGCCCAGGCCATAGCTGTAGATGCCCTGGACACTAAGGTGACACAACAGGGTGCCAAGATCGAGTCGGAGGCCAAGCGTACGGACGGGCTGTATACGTCAGTGGGCAACGCCAATTCGGCGATTCAGGATGAAACGACTGCCCGTGCCACAGCCGACTCGGCGCTAAGCACGCGGATCAACACCGCCCAGGCGAAAGCCAATGAAGCGGCGGCGGCTGTCCAGAGCGAGGTCACGGCGCGAGCCGATGCCGACACTGCCTTGGGTAAGCGCGTTGACACTGTTCAGAGCAACCTGGGCAGCACCAACGCCTCAGTCCAGCAGATCAGCACTGCTCAAACCGGGCTCAACAACAAGGTCAATGCCTCGTACTCAGTGCGGCTCCAAGTGGTAAACGGCAACCAGTACGTGGCAGCGGGCTTCGGGGTTGGGGTTGAAAACAACGGGGGTGTTTTGCAATCGACGTTCGCCGTCATGGCGGATCGGTTCGCGGTGCTCAATCCGAGCGGGAACGGCTTTGTCAGCCCATTTGCAGTCCAGAACGGGCAAGTGTTTTTGAACGAAGCCTTCATATCGAAGGCCACGATCACCAATGCTGTAGTCGGCTCGACGCTTCAGTCTGCACAGTTCACTAACTTCGGGGAGCCCGTCCTCACGGTGAACTTTGCTTGGGGCGAAATGATTGCACGGCATCCTACAATGGCGAATACCTATACAAAGTTCGACAGGAACGGTATCGATGTTGTCGTTAGCGGTGTGCGACGTGTGAGGATGGGAATCTGGTGATATCAATAGCGGGCTTCGGCCCGCCACTATTTTGGAGAAGCTATGGCCGCAGGCCTCGAAGTGTATGACCCCGCGGGGCGACTGATCGTCAACATGGCGACAGTGTTTAGTATGCACCAAGGATACTTTGACACTAACGCCATAAATGGGGCGGCAGCAATGCCACCGATGCCTGCAGGTAAGAGCCGCTTTTACTACATAGTTTCACTGCAAGACACTAATAAATGGAGAGGAAAAAAACCAGGTGTGACAATTTCTGGAGATACCATAAGTTGGGTTTATCAGCACAGCACATGGTTCGGGCAGTTCTCAGCAAATTGTAGAATCTTTTACGGCTACTATTGAGGTGACCATGGCTTCTGGAATGCAGGCCTTCAAAGACAATGGTGAGCTGCTCTGGGACACTAATCTGATCTGTTATGGATTGCTCAAAAGCGGGCCTCTCAATGTGGTGGATGTGTGGCCTAGGTACCTATACAAATCCCTGGACCTGAATCCGAACGAGGAAAGCAGCTGGAGGGAGGACATACCCAAGCAGCCCATCACCGGTATCACTGTCTACGACAGCATCTCACCTGTTGTTTTTTTAGTAGGCGACGGATCGCGATGCGGTGAAATGGTGTCAGGCAATGCGCGCACGTTACTTTTTTATGGGACTACCCCGGAAACAAAGGCATACGTTTTCGACCTCATGAGGGACGTCGGTGATTCATCTGGCCTGAATTGCTATTCGGATACCGGCGTGCTGACGTTCACCAGCGGCATGCCACCTCTTAACATCGCAGCGCTGGTGGGGGCGCCTCCCTTGGACGATATTATCCCCGGTACGGAGAACATGCCGCAGCCCAACCAGCAATGGAATGCTTTCAAAAACGGGACTACGGAAGAAGTATTCAGCGGGCTCGGAACTTACACCCCGTATCTAAAGGGAATTGGCACGGTCACAGTTTTCAATGAAGAGATAGCAGCGCATCTGACGTTTTCAAGATCGGGAGGCGTTGTTTGGAGGTCAGGTTCTCCTGTCGGGGGTAGCACTGAGGGTGTGAGTAACGGCCCAGGGAGTGTAATGGGCATGCAGGAGGGGTGCGGTGGCACCTCTGACGGCAAAGTAAGATTTTTCTTTATCCCCGCTCCTACGACTACAAGGAGAGGCCTTACCAACAACGCCAATATCTGGTTCGATATACCTCGAGATAGAAACCCAAGCGCTCTGGTAATCAAAACTAGTCAATACCCTTATCCGTTTCGCTAGAAGCAAATCTTTTATCACTAAGCCCTGGAGGGCAATCCAATGCCATACGTAACAATCAACCTAGCCAATGACTATGACGTGGCCAACAAAACCCGCTATGCCACTCCGGAAGAAGCCGACGCCCGCGCTCGCGAGATCCTGAACCAATTCCCGACCGCGCAGGTTTGTGTGGCCCAGGTGCTGAAGGACTATAGCGCCAAGGTCTCCATCACTGCGAAGGAACCCGCAGCGGCGCCGGAGCCGGAAGCCCCGGCCGCCTGATCTAACCTGGCGGGACCACCACTACCTAATCAGTGGTATCAATATTCCAGCCTACGAATTGGCACATTGCCTTGCTTGTACTGCTGATAGCCGGTGTAAGGAAGAACAAAGGTGTCGACGATTCCCGACGCTGCCATGTCGAGCAGGATCGGGAATGTGGCCCAGTGCGGGCCTGTTCGAGGAGGACTGTTTAAGTTGCAAAACTGATAAGCAACGCCACTATATGCCCGGGAGATCGTATAACAATTAGTCTGCCATTTCGCCAGATCGTCCACGGCTTTTGACTCGTTGGAAACCGTGCGTACAGTCCCACACCCGCCCAGCGCCGAGGCGAGCATCACGCCCATCCATAGTTTTTTCATGAGGTCACTCCCAGTGAGAGACCAGATCATAACGCGTCTTATGTGTGGCCCGCCCAGCGCGGGCTTTTTTTCGCCTGGAGAAAACCTATGACCACACCCCGCGGTGTCCGCAATAACAACCCAGGGAACATCGATTACAACCCGCGCAATGCCTGGCAAGGCCAGCTGGGCCTGGAGGTAGGCGTGGCCAAACCGCGCTTCGCCCGCTTCGACCATCCAGAGAACGGCATCCGTGCCCTGGGCAAGCTGCTGCTCAACTACCGGGGCAAGGATGGGATGCCCGGTGTTGGCCGGCCTGGTATCGACACCCCGCTGGAGTTCATCAACCGCTGGGCGCCGGCGAGCGAGAACGACACCAATGCCTACGCGCAGGCCATCGCCAAACGCCTGGGCGTCGGTGTGCGCGATTCGATCGACATTTCCAGGCCGCAAATCCTGCGCGAACTGGTGGTGGGCATCATCGTGCACGAAAACGGCGGTAACCCGTATCCGTCCGCACTAATCGATGAGGGCATCAGGCGGGCCCTGGCATGAGCCCCTGGGTTGGCTTGGCGGCTGCCGTGGTCCTGGTGGCCAGCCACTGGGGCGCCTACGAGCACGGCCGAAGTGTAGAGCAGGCCCAGGCCGGCCAAGCCTCGGCCCAGCGCGATAGCGGCGACCGTCTTGCCGAGGTGATAGGTGAGCGTGGCGCTCGTCAGCAGGAACATCAACGCGCCCAATCGCAGGAGGAGGCGAGAGCCCATGCATACGAACAACACCAAGCGGCTAATGCTGACGCTGCTGGCGCCGATGCTGCTGGCCAGCGGCTGCGCAACGAAGGCGCCAAGCTCGCCGCCGCCGTCAGTTGCCCCGGCACGGATACCGCCGCTGTCGCCCGAGGCCAGGCAGCCACCCGCGCCGCCATGGTGCTCTCCGACCTGCTCGCACGGGCTGACGCTCGAGCGGGAGAGCTGGCGAAGGCTTATGACAAAGCCCGAATAGCGGGGGAGCAGTGCCAGCGAGAGTACGACGCCCTCTCGTCGACTGGACAGCGATAAAACCTACCAAGAAATTCGAAGGCTTCATGCAAAGAGAGCGGCCACCGGGAGTGCATCAACATCCCTGCTGACCGCCGGAAGGCCCCAAAGAATTAAAAAGGCACTCCAGCGATGCACTAAGTGGCTGATTTGTAAATATTATGCGGTACAATTGGTGGTGTCTGAGTCAGTTTACTTGGGTAACCGATTTAATACTGCCATTAAGTTTTCATTCTTGTCTTCTATTTTCTGTGCGATCTCAGCAAGAACACTGCGAAAGGAACGGCGCTGGATTGTTGTTTCGTCAATTGAGATAACATGACCTAGGTCATAATCGTCTTCATTTCTCAATGTATGCCCTAGAGCAGGAACGTTAATAAAACCGATGAAGCTTCCAAGAATACCTACCGCTACCCCAAAGCAATCGTATCCTGGAGTTATAGTTACACACGAATTTTTGGACTGGTTAGCAATTAGCCACATCACGCGATGAAGGTCCGTTTGAGGCGCTTGCCATCGATCAAAGCATCGCACGTTAGGTTTGATTTTTCTAAAGTCGGTGGATTCTAGTATGATCCTTAGCTGTTCGTGATCCACCTGTTCTTTGAAGTCATTTCCATAAGCGAAGTACCCTGCACTAAGGGCAACCTTTGCTACGAACCTCAACGGCGCGTCTAGCTGAACACCAATACCTCCAATTTCGATTTCCTTTCCTAGAAATTGATGTCTAGGAATATCTCGCCTTGAAACTACATCAAATAATTTTAGACCGTCTTTTTCAAATCTTGCTTGAACTTTTCGGCCATTGAAGCGAGAATCTTTAGCAATGGGGCTTTGTGGCTTGTTGCTATTTCCGCGTTTGTCTAGCTCTGCCCTGTCAAAAAGAATATTAAAGTCGTTTGCCAGTGCAGCATCTGCTTTTGCAGCGCATCCGCTATTCGACTTTCTATCAACTTTTATACAGAAGCTGTTATTTCCCCCAAGTGAAAGTGGGACTATGTGTTCTAGCGATAGGTCGCTACTTTGACGGTTACTGTAGATGCAGTATCCCTCATCCTGCTTTGTCGTGTTTTGGGTCAATTTTAAGGAACTCCATAGATTTTCCCCTTAGGACCGGCTTGGATATCCGCCGGCATCCATCTGTCGTATGCCCCCCAATCATAGTCCAGTCGCTTTGTCCCAAGTGCTTAGCCATCCACATAGGATGTTCGCCTGCCGACGGCATCATCAAGGCGAGGGTGTGTCGGGTCTGATAGACGGCCGGTGCCGTACCCCAGCCTATCTCATCGCCGGATGCCCCATGGTTTTGCGGATCGGCTGATTACACGCTCAGCGCTCAAGCTTGCGTGCACCGTCAGCGCTTCAAAAGCAGAACGGAGCAGCGTCAACAAAAGGCCGGCCTGCGAATCCTCTGCAATACCATCGCTACCCATCAGCGCCAGGCAGGAACCTCTACCGACGGGTTCTCGGCGGATTGCTTGAAGAATGGCGGGCAGCCTCGCGACAGCGCTTAAGCGAAGCCGAGTAGCAGGCCTGGCGTGCGAGTCTGTCTATAATGCCCTGACCAAATAAGGGTGCCCCCGATGGACAAGGATAAATTTGCCGCTGCTATTGAGGCAGGCGAACCGCTGATCGAGCAGTCGATGGAAGCTCTCAAACGGTACTGGGAGGCCAGGGACTATGGCGCTCCACCTGATGAGCTAGAGCGTCTGCGGCTCCATTCCGAGTCCTTGGCCCAGGCGGTTTCTGACTATCAGCTTCGCACCGTCTCCAAGCTGATGGGCAACAAACTGCCCCCGCTGCACTAGCTCACCCCGCTTGTCGGCAGTTGCCGGGCCTATAGCAGGCCACTACCATACTGTTCATTCATACAGTATGGAGGCCCTGCCAATGAACACCGCCCTTGACTTCGAAATAGACGACATGCCCCAGCTCAGCCTGGACGATCTGATGCAGGTGCATGCGCCCTGGACCTACCTGGTCAAGATCGAAGGCGAGAGCATGCAGGGTATTGGAATGTATTCCGGCGACCTACTGGTCGTTGATCGAAGCGTCGAGGCCAAGCACGGCGACATCGTGATCGCGGCGGTGAACGGCGAGCCGGTCTGCAAGCGGATGTGCCATGAGCACGGTGTGCTGGTCCTGCGGTCGGAGAACCCCAAGTACCCATCCAGGTACATCATGGAGGGGGATACTTTCGAGGTGTGGGGTGTTGTCCGGTTCAGCGTGCGGGATCATGATCGTGTTGCGGGGTAG